TTACGTCGCCTCATTTTCCTCTACTACAGGGGCTTCGGGCAGGAAATGTACCTCTACACTGCGCTGTGCTTTGGCAGAAAGCCACTCGGTCAGACGTGTACGCGCCGCTTCGTCCAGATCAGCTTGAAGATAGACGAACGCAATGTGCATTTCACTCAGAGAAGCCACTTTATCTGCCGCAGGGGCTGGGGCGTGCACACTCCCGACGGCGATGCGGGAGATTTGCGGAAATACAATGCGCGCCTCACGATTCCAGTCCAAGATGTAAGTGCTCTGCTTCTCGCTTTCCTCGCGGGCAGACTTGAGTGCGGTCACGGTCTGCTGTTCCTGCACGGTGGGAATGCCTCTTTTTTCAACCTCGCTGAGCCTGCGCTCGATCATCGCCTCCGTCTTTTCCCGCTCTTCCACCGTTTCCGCAGAAAAGACCTCCAGCTGGAATGGTCTGAGGTGTTTCTTTTCATGCAGCTTCTCCGTCAATGCCGCCAAGTCGTCCTCCGCTATTCCGGCAGTCGTAAATACCGTCAGCATTTTCTTCTCGTTGTCCAACGTATAGGAGATTGCCAGACGGGGCGGTGCTTTGAAATTCTCCTCGATATAACTCTTTGCCTGCTCGTTCTGCAGATTTTCCTCCACGCTCTGATACGCAAAGAAACAGCTGGGCAAGGTGACAATCATGGCAATGGTCAGCAAATAGTGTTTCTGCCTTGAAAACTCGACAGAATCCCGCGCAATCTTCGAGGGGACATCAATGATTTTGAGGACAACAAATGCCGTCAGACAGATAAAGAAACTGTTGATAAAGAACAGATAGAGAGCCCCCACCGCGTACGCTGTCACGCCCGTCGCAAAGCCATATCCTGCGGTACAGAGCGGCGGCATCAGAGCCGTCGCAATCGCAACACCGGGGATGACATTCCCGCCCTCTTTGCGGGTTACACCGATGATGCCCGCGAGCCCGCCAAAGACCGCGATCAAAACGTCCCAGATGGTCGGCGATGTCCGCGCAAGTAGTTCCGACGAGGGCGTATCAATCGGTGTGAGGGAAAAATAAAGCGTCGATGTGGCAATCGAAATGAACACTTGGGCGAACAGACTCCCTGCGCTGGAACAGATATATGTGCCGTCATAACGAGCAAGTCCATAGCCAATCCCAAGGATCGACCCCATCAGCGGAGAGATCAGCATCGCGCCGATAATGACTGCCGTACTGTTCATATTGAGACCGATGGAGGCAATGAAGATCGCCAGCATCAGGACACTGAGATTCGTCCCCCGAAACTGAACGCCAGCGTTGATCCGCTCTGTAATTTCCTGTATTGACGCAATGTCTCCATGCAAGTCAAAAATTTTTTTAGCTTATCCAAAATCAAACAAATATTCTCCTTTTGTCCTATATCAAGATATTGGTTATTTATGAAAATTATACCATAGAACACGCCGTGTTGCCTAATGCTTTTTTGAAAGAGATATTCAAAACATACAATATGACGAATGGAAGCTCTCCTATATTCTCACCCCTCAACACCAATCTCAATCCCGCCCTTGAAAACAACAATCACCGCTCCGCCCTCCTTAACCACAATGTGGTCGAGCAGCCCACTCCATAGCTCCTCGTCAAACGCAACCTGCTCCCCGTTGATACCGCATATCACTTGAATCATGCCCTCCAAGGTGTTTCTCTTGCTCTCCCTTTCGGCAATTTGCTCGTCCAACCTCATCAGATGATCCTGCTTTTCCAGATAGTGTGCACGAATCTTATTTTCCTGTTTCAGATACTCCGTCTGATCCTGTGCTACCCGTGCATTCTCACGAATCAGCATTTCGAGCCGTTCTGTCAAAACGCAGAGTTCCTGCTCTGTTCTATCGTGTTCCTCAGTCAACTCCCCTGTCTGGCAAACGCCGTTAATCAGGGATCTGAGTTCCGCAATCACATTCTCTTTGACTTCCACCAAGGAGTTCAGAGCCTTAACGAAAATCCGTTTGATTTCCTCTTCCGTCAAATGCCGTGTGCTGCACGGCTTCTCCTTGTGGGCATATTTCTTGTTGCAGCGGTAGATGATCCTGCGGTACTTATCCGTGGAGTGCCACACTTTCGCCCCGTAGTAACCGCCGCAGCAGCCGCATTTGATTTTGTTCGCGAAGATGCTCACGCCGCTGTGCTTCCCGTTCTGCTCTCTGCGTTTTATCTCCAATTGCACAAAGTCGAATAAGTCCGGCGGAATAATCGCCTCGTGGTGCTCTTCCACATAATACTGCGGAATCTCGCCCGTGTTCTTACGTCGCGTCTTATCCAAGAAGTCTGCCGTATATTGTTTCTGAATCAGCGCATCGCCGCGATACTTCTCGTTTGTGAGGATGGAGCGCACTGTGGAAATTAGACCGGCTGATTCACGACCGTTGGGTCTTTGAAGTCCCGCGCCATCAATGTCGGACATTTCTCCTTTGCAAAATGAGAGTGGCAGCCCGTGGTCATGGCATAGACCGCATGACGGTCGGCTGTGTTGAGGGTAAAACTCACATTCTCTGCGATGCCGCTTCCCTGCGGGCCGTTCTTCTCCTGTCGTCCGATCATCGAACCTTGGATGGAAACAACGGCAACGCCGCCCTGACAGCACGCAGGGTTCCCGCCGCTTTGGTCAATCGTCCGCGCCGTCTCCGTTTCGTATATGCCAGAGTTTGGGTTATCCGAGCGCATAGCGTTGGACTGGAATGACGAGATGCCGTATGCTTGTACGTCCTTCAATACAAGCGGCTGATTGTTCCCGCCCGTGCCGTAATGGCGAGAGACCGTCGGCGCAACAGGAAGGGGTCCGCTATACCGCGCGTCTGCCCCATGCGATTCAAATACGGCAGGGACTCTGCCCGCACGAAGCGTTGGAGATGTCTCCTCCGCATAGCCAATGCTGCGGCTCTGTGCGGAATGCTCGGTACAGAAACCCGCACTTACCCTCTCGCTTGCCGTTCCAGTGCCATCCGCAAACTCTCTGGCAGTGCCTTGCCACGCAGCGAAGCACGGCGCAAGATCCCGACGCACGCTTTCGGTGTCAAATAGTATCTCTCCGGCACTTGATCCTCCAAAATCTGCGACAAGGTAGATTCTGCGCCGACGCTGTGGAACTCCCCAGCCCTGTGCGTCCATGAGCCGGTACGCAACGCTCCATCCGTCTCCCAGAAGAATGTCTGCGTATGCCCATCCATCCTTTTGAGGCAAAGGCACCTCGGGAGCCTGCGGCTCCTTGATGCGGACGATCTCCGTAAGGACAGACTGGAAGTCACGCCCCTCGGCACTTGAGAATGCTCCCGCGACGTTTTCCCACACGATGAATCTCGGATATTTCCCATCCGTCCCCCTCCTCATTTCCCGAACGATACGAATTGCCTCGAAGAACAGTATGGACTCCTGCCCATGCAGCCCCTCCCTCCGTCCCGCGATGCTGAGATTCGTGCAGGGAGAACCGAAGGTGATGATGTCCACAGGCTCGATCTCATCGCCGTGAATCCGATGGATGTCTCCAAGATGTTTGACGGAAGGAAGCCGCTTCGTGGTGACGCGAATCGGGAACGGCTCAACCTCCGATGCCCACTTTGGTGTAATCCCCGCAAGAACAGCACCGAGTGTGAATCCTCCACTCCCGTCAAACAAACTCCCGAGCGTCATCATTTCACAGAATGAGGGGAAGTCATGCGCTCAAGCATCTTGCCCGTCATCCAGATTGCCCCGTCGATGACAAGCGGCAAGAAGATGCGGTCACGGAATCTGCACCATCCCGTTTCCTTCTCGGCACTCTCGCGAAGTGCCGCCGTATACGCCGCCGATACTTCACACGCCGCCGGGAGTCCTTTCTCGTGCAGCCAAAGAACGGTCGCTTCCTTTGCCTCCGTCCGCACGAAATCCCCCACATGATTCTTCAACTCATTTTGAATGTGTTCCAGTTTCATCTTCAGCACTCTCCTTCATAGTCCGTTACTCCGCGTGCAATCGCACGCGCGAATTCATCCTGCCGGCTGCGGAGCAACTGTGCATCACCCGCATGGTCGATAAACGCAAGCTCCACAAGTATGGCAACCGCATCGGTGTTGCTAAGAACGTACAGACCGTTAACACCGGGCTTTGCGCCCTTCACGCCGCGATCCACAGTTCCGATCGCATCCACGATCTGATTCTGGATGCAGCGTGCCAGCTTCTCGCCTTCGGTGCTTCCGTAGTAGTGCCACGTCTCCGTCCCGTTCGCACTGCCGTTACAAGCGTTGCAGTGAACAGAGATGAACACATCGGCATCCGCACGATTGGAAGCGGAGACAACTTCATGGAGGCTATCAGATTGCAGACAGCCGCCCACCTCGACACCTGCGGCAGCGAGATAACCCGCTACAAGGTCTGTGACGTTCTTTGCCACATCGCACTCACGGAGTCCATAGCCGCACGCGCCGGGGTCGGGATTCCCGTCCGGGGCATGACCTGGATTCAAAAACAAACGCATCACGATACCTCCTCTACTCTTGGCACATCCGCATACGGAATGCGCTCACCATCACGTTCCAAAAACACATCTTCGATGTTGCCGTCCTTGCTCTGGATGTACCGCTCGACGGCGACATCCACGAACTTCGGCTCAAGCTCTACGCCATAGCAGATACGCCCCAACTGGTCACAGGCGATGAGCGTTGATGCAGAACCAAGGAAGCCATCGAGAACGATACCGTTCGTCTGCGTACACTGCTTGACGAGATACGCGATGAGCGGAACGGGCTTCGAGGACGGATGTCCGCAGCCGTCCTTCTTCGAGTCCTTGATACGGTCGAATGCAAAGACGGTAGTCTGCTTTTGATCGCCGTACCATCTGTGCCGCCCGTCCTTCCGCCAGCCCCAGATAATCGGCTCGTGGATGTACTTCCAGTCCGTCCGTGTGAGGACGAGACGGTCTTTCTTCCACACTAGACCTGCGCCAACTTTAAAGCCCGCATCCTCATAAGCGTCATGAAAGATGCGGGCTTTTGCTGTTGCGTAGAAAACGTAGATGGATGCGTCCGTCGCCATCGCCGAGTGAAAGGCGATAAAGGCAGATTTCAGGAAGTCGTAAGCGTCCTTGTCATTCAGATCGTCATTCTTGATTTTCCCCGACGTGCTTTCAAGCTGGATCATATATGGGGGATCGGTGCAGACGAGATTGACTTTCTCGCTGCCGAGCAGACGTTCATACGTCTCCGGCAACGTGGAATCTCCGCAGATAACACGATGCTTGCCGAGATGCCAGACATCACCAGAGCGAGAGACGCAAGGTCTCTGAAGCTCTGCTTCCACATCAAAGTCATCTTCCTGCGCTTCACCATCATCCAGTGAGAGCAGATCGGCAATCTCGGATTCGTCAAAGCCCGTGAGCGAGATGTCAAAGTCCATACCCTGCAAGGCTTCCATCTCGACGCGCAGCATTTCCTCGTCCCAGCCCGCATCGAGTGCGAAACGGTTGTCCGCGAGGATGTATGCCTTCTTCTGCGCCTCGGTCAGATGATCGACGAATACGCACGGCACATTCTCCATGCCCTCTGCCCGCGCCGCTGCAACACGTCCGTGTCCTGCGAGAATGCCGTAGTCCTTGTCGATGATGACGGGACTCACAAATCCAAACTCACGCAGACTGCCGCGCAGCTTATTGATCTGCTCCGGCGAATGTGTTCGTGCATTGTTGGCATACGGGACGAGCCTCTCGATTGGAACGAGCTTCATCTCCGATGTTGTTTTGTTCAAATGAATCCCTCCTTACTTCCTCGAACGCAGCAGCCGCTCCATCCGGTCCTCCTGCGGAGAGCCGACGAATGTGGTGGTGCAGTTCTGCTTTACGATGTCGAATATCTCATACCAGAGCAGATTGGACTGCTTTTGAAATGCCTGTCCCATCTGGACGAAGGGGCTTGCAATCGCACCTCCTGTCGTCGGATGCTTTCCAATGAGCCCGTATTGACTCATCGCCTCCTCACACTGGATGAAGCGGGCAAATGCCTGCGCGTAGCTTTCAATCAGGCGCGGATTCACAAGCCGCTCACAACCGCGCTCCTTGAGCCACAGCCACGTCTCGCGAAAAATCTCATCCGCACCGAGCGGCTTTCCGTTCCGCTGTCGCGCAGACAGGAACTCGCTCGGCGTTGGCATCTCCTCACCATAGAGGTCGGCGGCGTCCACAAGGTCTGTGCCGTCCAGTTCCGTCATGGGAAACTCCATGATGTGCGCCGTTCGCCCGCCCGCGATTTTATCTGCCAGTGCTTCGGGCTTATCTCCCGCGCGGATGCGCCGTCCTCCGCGATTTGTACCGTCACGCGCCATCTTTTCGTCCCCTTCCCTTAATACCCCGTTTGAACCGACGTTTTTATGCGTACGCCCCCTCCCCGGTCTAGCAATGGCGCGGTTTTAGAGATTTAACCGCCCCCTAGGGGGTATCCATCGCCTCTGCCGCGCTGATGAATCCGCTCATGACAGGATACGCAGAGCGACATCAAATTGCTCTCGTCATGCGTGCCGCCGTCGGCGAGAGGTCGAATGTGATGCACAAGCGTCGCGAGGACGTACCTGCCCTGCTCCTTGCAGCACTCGCAAAGTGGATGCGCTGCCAAATAGCGGTCACGAATCCTGCGCCACGCGCTGCCGTACCTCTCGTGCTGATCGTAGCCACGAGCGAAATGGTCATAATGCCTCTGCATCGTTTTCTCGTGCGTCTCGCAGTAGCAGCTTTTTCGATCCGTAAGGTTCGGACAGCCCGTCATGCGGCAGGGTCGCTTCGGCTTTCTCGGCATCGCTTCACCTCCATCAAAAAAGCCCTCGCGGAGAATTGCTTCTCCGAGAAGGCTGATTCCATATCCTATTCTTGCTGAGTGTATCATATCACATCGGTCGTACTGACATCAACCTGACATTCACTGACATTTTGTGACATTTTTCCGCTTTTTGACATTTCATGACATTCCCTGACATTTCATGACATTTCATGCTCTTCACGAAGGAACGACCACACTTTGCAGACCGCGCTCATGGATGCGGTATATCTGTCGCTCCCCGACTTCCATGCGCCTGGCAATCTCCGTGACCGTGTGATACCCCATGTAGCGCATCTCCAAGACCAGCCGCTCATCCATATCCTCCACAGCCTGTATCACGCCATAGATCTCGGCGCGGAGGCTTACCAAGCGGTCAATCTCACGATCAATCTCCTCCTCCTGCTCCACCAGCTTCACCACCACATCGGAGAGCTTGTGCGGATTCTTCGTAGCACTCCCCGGCATATCGCTAAGGACGGTGGTGGTCTTGGTGGCCATGCTGCGCAGCCGCACGGACTGTTCCAACATACTGTCTATTTTTCTGTCAATCTTGAATGCCTGGCTCAGATATTCCTTAGCTGTCATCATGATCAGCCCTTCTTTTCGTAGCGGGAGCAGCCCGGCTGCCAAACGTCGCCACCTGTATATCCTATGGGAACAGTCTGCCCCGCCTCCTGCACACAGTCGTTGCAGTTCCAGCATGTAAGTCGATGGGCGCAGGATGGGCAGATACATTTTTTGCAAGACGCGTGCGTTCCGCATCGATCATGGGGCATGACTTCCTCGCTGTCAAATTCCTCCGTGCCTTCCCAAATTGTCAGCCGATGATGAACGGCGTACAGATATTCCTCCATGCAGCCGTTGCTGTCCTTCCAGTTTCCTGCCATGATCAAACCGTTGCATTTGCCGAGAAGCGTCTTGCACTGTTCCAAGACCGTATCGTAGGGAATCTTGGCGGCCTTCAAGTGCCGCATGGCATCCAGCGGATTGACGAACAGGACATGCGGGTATTTCCTGGCGAGCTCCGCCGCAATCGCCGCTGCTGCCTTGCGGTTCTCTTTTTCAGCTCCCGTGTAGGGATGGGAAATATAAATCATGTTCATAGCGATCTGCTCCTTTCTTACTTGCAGTGCCTCAGCGCGTCTCTTGCTGTAGGGTCGCTGTAGCCTTCCCCATTGCGGTTCGATGTGCGCTGAATCCCCAGCTGCTTGATTTCAATGTGAATCCCCGGCTCTGCCGCCCACTGCTTTTCCACAATCTCCCGCACGACTTGGGCATCGTCCTCCCAGTAGCCGCACTTGGTCATGCAGTCCTTGAGCATTTTCTGCAGATTGTCGGTGTCCGGGCGGGTCGTGCGCCACTCGCCGCTTTTATGGGATTTGCCCATCGGAAAGAGCCATGTGGTGCGAAGTTCCAAGGCTCCGTCCAGAGGTGCGGTCGGACGGTGTTTCCCCAGATGTGCGGTCAAAAGCACCTTTGCCTTCTTTAGGGGAGTCGGGTCATAAAATATCGGTCTGCCGCCCACGATCCGCACGGATTTCTCCTGCGCGGTCGCCGTAGGAGGATTGATGTCGAGGAAAAATATCATTTTCTAAACCTGCCTTTCTTTTGGTTCCTCTCGGCTGTTTTGTCACGTTACTCTCCTCAAAGGGGAAGGACAGGACGTAGTACGTCCTTCCCACTTTGGGAGGGTAACGACGTTTCTTCTGTTTATATGTATATATAAACAGCGTAGAAGAAGAATTTACTCAAAATCCTTGGAAGCCCCGTCATTCCTTAAGATACGGCCTTTTTTGAGGATGAATTCGCCGTCCAGTTTTTTGAGTCTTGCGTAGACGGTTTTGTCCGATACATTGAGATAACCCATCATGTCGGAAACCGTCACGTTTCCGTCCATATTGAGTGCCTGATAAGCGTTTCGGAACTCCTCCGCACACGCCTCCGCAGTCTTGGCGTGGCTGTTCTTCATGCGTCCCGCCTCCAGTGTTCCCTGTGCGGGCATCTCACCAAGATTGCCATTCGTGTCCAACCGATGAATGGGATACTCGAACCAGAAGTTCACCGGCTCGATGTTCTCGAATTCACGAAGGCTCGACTCCAAACGCCAAGCCGTAGCGTGACCGTCACGCAGGTTGTTCTTGATGTCTTCCGTGAGTTCCAACTGGATCATGTCAAGCTGGGCATCGGGGTCGCGGGCAAATACGCCGGAGCCGGAAGCCCTGTCCATCGCCCGCTTGTTCCCCTGCGCGCCCTTGCTGTGATGATGGCAGTAAATCGCAGAGCAGCCGGTCTCCGTGCAAATCTTGTCGAACTGGTTGCAGAACTGCCCCATTTCGGATGCGTTGTTTTCATCTCCCGTGATGACCTTGTAGATGGGATCGATAACAATGGCATCCAAATGCTGGTCACGAACACGGCGGACGAGTTTGGGCACAAGCTGGTCTAATGGCACAGCGTGGCCTCTCAAGTTCCAGATGACGATGTTTTCCGATTTGTTTATAGGCAGATGAAGGGCATCGTAAATTTTGAGGAAGCGGGTGATGCAGCTTGCCGGATCAATTTCGAGATTGACATAGAGCACCCGCCCTTGGCGGCAAGTGAACCCCAGCCACGGGATTCCCTCAGCGATGGAGACGCAAAGCTCCATGAGGAGAAACGACTTTCCCGCCTTGGACGATCCGGAAATGAGCATCTTATGCCCGCGCCGCAGGATTCCGTGGATCAACTCTTCGGGGAGCAAAGGTGGATTATCCTTGTACGCCGAGAGTGGGGTCATTGGTGGAAGTTCATCCGTCACGCCCTCCACGAAATCCATCCAGTCCGTCCATGACTTCCTGCCGATGTTCGTTGCGGCGAGGTACTGGCGATTGCCGTTTCGAGTAAGCCCCGGCATCCGGGAAAGCCGTGAGGGATTGCGGTTCTGCTTGTCGATGGGGACGCCCTGATTTTCCATGAAGTCGTAGAGAAAAGCCACGCGCTTTCGGTATTCCTCATAGTCAGCGGCATCCACACGCACTATGGCATGAAGGCTCTTTCCTCCACTATGCACCAGAGCTGCAATCGGCAGTTCCAGCTTGCGAAAGAAGACATCCTGCTCGGCGATGGGAAGCGTATCGGATTCCACCAAAGCATACTTGTACTTGGTGACGTTCTCGTTTTTTACGCCCTCGCCGTCCAGCGGATTGAACCGAATCCAACCGCCCACCTCCGGTTTCCAGTCACCCACGGTTGCTCCGATGTCATCGGCGTGCTTCTTGAGGGATGCGATCAGCTCCCCTGCCGTGCGGTCGTACACGCCCTTACTGGGCAGCCACTTGCCCTCGCCCCCCTGCCATACGTCGCCCGTGACATAGCCCACTCGGTCAGCAGGATCAAACAGCAGAGAGAGATAGTCGATCAAGTCCTGCACGGGATTCCACGCATCGGGCGGCGAAAATCCGTTGAAGCCGTCGTTACCGTCATATTCGATGGTGTCATCCCATGCCATCGCGCCCTCAGCGCAAGGAGTCCAACCGCGCTCTTTTGCCAGCTGCACAATCGTGCCACCCTTGACGGGAGTGGCCGTGCCGCTAAAGCCCGCCCACTTCTTTTCGCATTCGCCGGGATGGTAACGAGGATCTCTCTGACTCCAATCATCCCAGATGGAGCATGGATAACCTTCCTCCTTGAGTGCCATGCCAACCTGAATCCAGTCGGCGCGGTCAACCTCCGCAACGTTGATGTACTTCAAAGCCGACAAGATATTCTTGTCCATGAAAAATCACGTCCTTTCACGGTGTATATACGGACGGCGTCATCCCCTCTGGGGGACGCGCCAATGATTCATCGCCAAGCGGGAGATCAGAGCACTGGCTGCATCGAACTGCCACGTGCCTACGCGCCGAAAGCCGTAACGCTCCAAGCAGCGGATCTGTTTGGGTGTGGCGAGTCCTTCCTCCTGCCGCCGTTTCAGACGGTCGATGAGGAGCGAGGCAAGCCCGGCGTTTCCCACGGTGTCGGGCAGGATGCCGCGATTCTCAAGGAAAGCAAGCTGCTTTTCAGACGGCGGTCCCATTTCCCAAGGGAAGGTCGGTTCGTAGCTTGTGAGATCCTCAGCGGCGATGGAAAGCGCATACTGGATCGGATCTACCAGCTTTTTCTTCTTGCTCCGCATCGCGGCAAGCTCCCTCGCCAATGCTTCCTCCCGTTCACGCAGCACGTCCCGCTCTGCCTCCTCTTCGGCTTCGAGAATGTCCACTTCTTCGTCATTTCGGAGGTTTTCATCCATCATTGCGGCGATGTTCGCGTCCTTGGCAATGAGAGCCGATGGTCTGCAGAGATCGTGACGCTCCGTCAGCCAGAGAAAGTCCAACAGGAGCAAGTTCTCCTTGCCCGGAAAGAGCCGCATGCCGCGTCCCACCATCTGCTGATAGAGGCTCCGCACTTTGGTGGGGCGCAAAATTACGATGCAGTCCACAGCGGGGCAGTCCCAGCCTTCTGTAAGGAGCATGGAGTTGCATAGCACGTCATACATGCCATTCTCGAACTCTGCAAGGATTTTCGAGCGGTCATCACTCATGCCGTTGACTTCCGCTGCCCTCATGCCGACATCATTCAACATCTGGCAGAATTTCTGCGATGTGGCGATGAGCGGCAGGAACACCACGGTCTTTCTGCCCCTGCAGTAACGCGCCATTTCGTTTGCGATCTGGTGAAGATACGGCTCCAACGCGCAGCCGATGTCCGCTGCGCTGTAATCCCCGCCGGAGATACCCGCCTTGCTGATATCCAGCTGCAGGGGAATCATCCGCGCCTTGACGGGAGAGAGATACCCCTCCCGGATGGCGCGGCTCATGGAATACTCGTAAGCCTGTGAGTCAAAAAATGTGCCGAGCGTCTGCTTGTCTCCACGGTCGGGTGTTGCCGTTACGCCGAGGACATTGGCATCCGGAAAATGCGCGAGCACACGCTGATAGCTCTCCGAGAGTGCGTGGTGCGCCTCGTCCACGATGATGTCCTGAAAATAATCCTGCGGAAACATCGAAAGCCGCTTTTCTTGGCAAAGGGACTGCACCGATCCTACTGTCACGGAAAAGAAACTGCCGAGGCTGCGGTTCTCTCCCTGCTCAAATGCTGCATCAAGTCCCGTGAGCATCTTCAGCTTGTCAGCGGCTTGGCTGAGAAGTTCCCCACGATGCGCCATGATGAGGACTCTGTGTCCCAACTTCACTTGATGTTCTGTCACCGAGGAAAACACAATCGTCTTTCCGAGCCCTGTGGAGAGGACGAGGAGTGTCTTGCGACGCCCCTCGCTCCACTCGGACAGGATTGCCTGTTTCGCCTCGACCTGATACGGTCTAAGTTCCACTTGCTTGTCCTCCCATCAGAACGGAATGTCCGCCGGGCTGACGGGAATCCCGCCGAAGTCTGCAGAGTCTTCGACCGGAAAGAACTTCTCGTCATAATCGTAGAAGCGGTCCACATCATTGGTCTGTCTCTCGTTGCCGTCCCGGTCGGTATATTTGCGGGGTCTGAAATGAGCCCGCCCCTTTGCGCCTTCGAGATTGTTCCAGTTCATCGCCAGCCGCTCGCCGTGCTTCTTCCTGCCGATGCACCGAAAGAACGCTGAAATGCGCCACTCCACGAGGCGGTTCAAAATGAGATCGGTGCGGACACTGGCGACGCCCTGCTTCGTTTCCACCTGCAGGGTCAGCGTAGCCTTGTTGCAGGCCTGCATCTTGGCGCTCCCCGGAAAACGCCCCCGCTCAAAAGCGGACACCACGAAGTTGTAATCCCCCTCGGGCAGGAGGATGAATTCCTGACCATCGCTTTCGATGGTGTCAGTCCAATCCATACCCACGTTGTTGTTGACAAATTCTGCCATGATGTATTTCCTCCCTTAAACAACAGCCTTACGATTCTGCTGAATGATGTCAAAAATCTGATCCCAGTAACGGATGACGTAGCCATACAAAAACTCGTCGGGATAGTCGTCAATCGGGGTCTCCACTGAGTATTTCCCACGGGCGGCGACCACCTGCCGCACCTCCTCCTCGGTGACGCCCTTCTCTTTCAAAATGCTGCGGAACACATCGGCAGCGCTTTCTTCCTCCGGCAGGTTCTGCTGCTGCGGTGCCGGTGCTTCCTGCTTTGTCGTCTGCGTGACGGTTGTGGCTGCCGGAGTCTGCCCCCGCGAGAAAATATGGGCGATGTGTTTGTAGTCCAGATCCAAGACTTCCGGCAGCGGCACACGGCTCTTTGCGTCCCATGCGGGATGATGGGACGTGTACATGACACGCTTGCCGCCCTGTGCCTTCTGCGTGTTGTTCTCCGAGGTGACCACAAAGGTCTGGTAGTTGCAAAAGAGCAGAATGTCGCACCACTCCTTGAGAAGCGGCGCTACCTGCTTGCTGAGTTTCATCTCCCAGCGGTCGTATGCGCCCATCTCGTCCGGCTGTTCAAACTTCCGCATCTTGGCATGTGCCGTGACCACCACATGGATCCCAGAAGTCAGAACCATATCCAATGCGACGAGAAGCCGCGAAAACTCCTCGCCCAAATAGGTATAGCCCTTGCCGTAGCCGAAAGACTCGATGGAGTTCTGCTTGTACTTTGTGCAGAGGTAGCTAACGATCAACTGCTCTGCCCAATCGGCGGTATCCAGCACCAGTGTCCTGCACAAATCCTTGGTCGCTGCCACTTCTTTGACCACGGAGATCATTTCCTCCCACGACTGCGGTTTCTCAATGCGGCGCACATCCATGTGCGCTGTTCCACCCTCGGTGTCGATGAAGAGCGGATCGGGGAATTTGGCGGCAATACCGGATTTGCCGATTCCCTCAGACCCGTAGATGACCACCTTTTGGGCGCGGTCAATTTTCCCTTTCGTAATGTTCAGCATGATCTATTTCCTCCCTACTTGATCCGAAGGCTCCGTCCTCTCGGCTCCAAACGTGCGCCGGGGACTTCCTCGCCGCCGCTTAATGCCTCATAGAGAGCCTCGCGATTCACTTCCTTATGCGCCGGCACAGTGACGAGGTATGCCTCCGGGATAAGAGCGGCATCGTCAATCTTGAGGGGCTGTTTGCCGCCGTTCTTCTGAACGCTCATGACACCGTACCTCGTGGGAACTTTGGATTTCCCCATCGCATCGAGGTTCTGCCGATACCACTCCTTGATGCGTTTGATGCGGTTCTCTAAAATCTGCCGCTGCGCTTCAAAGCGTTTCTCTTCCTTTCGGTATGCCTCCGCATACGCTTCCAACGATTTGATGAGCGCGATGCCGCCCGCGCATTTCTCCTCAAGGGCGCACTCGATGGACTGCAGCCCCTCTTCCAAAAGTTCCAAGTCCATCGTTTCATCTAAGACGAGGTCAAAGAGTGCATTGAAGCCTGCGGCAAGCTCATAAAGCGGTCGTGCCGGCATAAGCATTCTCCTTTCTCTTCTCGAAGATGGCTACCTCGTCCACGGAGTCTCCCGGCACGATCACCGTGAGCTTCACGGGACAGCCAAGGAAGAAGCGAAGCAGACGCTCCCGCACCGTGAGCCGACGGCAAGCCACGATCCCACCATTGGTACGTTCCTTGGAGACCTTGATGTTGAGTGTGTGATTCATCTCGATTCATCCTTTCCAAAGGGCGGTTTGATGTTGCCCTTCACCTAAGAGCCACGGGTAACGCAAAACTTCATGGTTTTCAGAGAAAAATTTTTCCATCGGGCAAGAATTTCTTGAGCCGCTGATAGATGCGCCGCATCCGCTCCGATATGGTGCTTTCCAATACACCCTCCTGACGTGCAATCTCCGACTGGCGCACACCTTCCCAAAACACGCGCCGCAGAAGTTCCCGCTGCTGAGGACGAAGCTGCGCGATGGCGTGATGAAGCTCCGAATAATCCGCGCCGAGCAAAGCCGTTGGCACATCGGGCATGGCATCCGCTCTCCGGCGGTCAAGATCATCGGCAGACAAGTGGATATGGCGACGCGTCTCGGTGCGATTCCTACGGAAAGTCGGAGCATTGACCTCGGCATCCAAAATCTCCTGTGCCGTGCGCCGCTGAACTGCGTTCTTGTCCTCGGCGGCATTCAGCCTCTCCTGATAGTCCGCCTCTACCATGACGGTGCATTCCTCCTCGGGAACTTCCAAAACAGTCGGATGGATCTTGTCTTCGTAATACAGAGCAATTTTCATGGTCGTGTCCTTTCCGCCTTGGATGCGGGCGGCAGGAACACAAAAGGCCGATACACGCGATGTACACCGGCCTCTTTCGCTTGAAGATGGGCGCAAAAAGTCACGGTGGAAACACCGAAGTGCCAATACTGCTTGTGCAGTTCGTCTCTTCGTGCGTTCCCGCCGCCTCTAATGGCCATCTCAAGGCATTGAGAAATTTACAAGATTTTCGATTACGGCTTGTGAATGTTCACATTCACATAAATTCCATTAACAAAAATGTAGATTTTTCCCCCTCACTGCTGATATAATAGAAACTGTGTTTTATCTGCGATGATGTTCTCTCACCATCCGGGTAAAGCATACCAAATCCGCTCCCTCGAAAATTGGACTCCGGTGGACGGGAGCGGACAGACTCTGTCCACTTTTCGCGAAGGGGGAGTTTTGTGTTAACCATCAGTCTGTTTTTACAGATCATGAGAAAGTACGTTGGTGCGGAGAACAAATCAATACCGAGTTTCTGCGCCTACTTCTTCGCCCTCTTTATGAAGGAACCGATCTCTTCTCGCGAGGTTGGTCTGGACGATGATGACAAGTACTACCCTTTCGGCAAGGAATCTGAGAAAAGTGCCGCCTACAAAATGTACAAGGGAAAGAGAGACATCCCGGAATCTGTCCTGCGGGCGGTTCATGCCAATCTCGACAAGAGCCGCTTCTTGGAAGCAGCTGCGGATATCCCCTTCGATGCCCGCAAAAATCTGTGCACCGACCTCTCTCAATACGGGGTAGATTGCACCACAGACAATGTAGACGAGACGTGCGCCGAGATTTTCTGCAGCATCATCAAAGCGGAACTGCAAAAACTCCCCGGCGCCCAAATTGATCTCTTTGAAGGAAGGAATGAAGTCGGCGAGGTTGTTCCCGCCGTGCCGATTCACCCCTCCCGATTTGCGAATGGCTCGGTCTATCTGCTCAGCGGCGAGATCATCAAACTGCATCCTGCCCTAATGCCTCACGAGGACATCAACGACGCCACGCTCCCGTATATCAATGCACTCTGCGAGGTGTATTCGGAGCGTCTCGAAAGAGAAGTCACCCCCGATACCGCAGGAGAATTGCCGGAGAATCTGCAGCAGCATTTAAAGCGGCAGAGAGAGGCATATTTCGATGCCAAAAGCATCCAGCACAGCGTAAGGGATGCCTTCGTAGACGGAGAGCACCAATTTGACGCGCTGAAGGATGACGCCTATGACGGCATCGAGATGGTGTATTTTGACGAGAATCATGAGACTGGTTACGTCCGCCTGCAGGAAGTATTGAAGAAAATCACCAGCACAGAACTTGCCAAGTCGAACCTCGTCAATATCAAGGGCTTCATCTCGAACAGAACACGGAAGGGCGTCTGCCATATCTTGGTAGATGACGAGCGAATCAAATCGTGGGTGAACATCGATGCCTAAACTGTTCAATACGTCCTTTGAGGTGTCACTTCGCATTTTGCTCATCCTCTCTGCCGTAAAGCCGCGTTCCATAACCATTGACCGCATCGCGGCGTATGACCTTATGACAGTCTATGGACGGGATTTCGGTATGGCAGAACAAAACCTGCACGGCGAAAACCAGTTCAGTTTTAGTGAACTCCCCGCCAAGCGGGAGCAGTTAAACGGCGCACTGAGATCCCTTGTGCTGGACGGCTTTATCTCTGTAGCCCCCTCCCCCGGAGGATTCTTGTTCGGACTGAATGAGCGCGGCCGTGAGTTCGTGAAATCCATGCAGTCCGAATACGCTGCAGCATATATGGAGACAGTAAAAAAGACACACCGAATGCTTGGAAAAACATCCGATGCGTCTTTGCTTTCAAAGATTACGCGACAGGCGATGGACGCGCTAAAGAGGAGATAAATGGATGGCCGGAATATATTTTAGCCGTGTCACGGCAAGAGGCATAGGCAAGCGCGACTCTTTCGTGGATTTCACCCCCGGTCTGAACATCATCTGTGGGCGGTCGAATACCGGGAAGACCGCCGTTGCTCGGTGTATTGATTTTGCTCTTGGCAAAATGGGTGACTTCCCCATAGACGAGACTTTTGGTTATGACGAAGTGGAACTTCTGGTGCAGGCTGCCGATGGCACGATCAGTATCACGCGTAAATTTCACAAGGATCAAGTGGACGTGATAACCAACATCCCCGGCATGATGAGTGACAAATACAATCTGAAATACAGTCAGAGTCAAAGAAACGGCTTGCCTGTGCTGAGTGACCTGCTTTTGAGCGCAATGGGGATTCCCGTCCCCTGCATGGTGATCAAGAACATCGATTTCAAGCGGGCACCACTGACACTCCGAACCTTCCTCCACATGCTGCTCTTTCTCAACAATGACATCGGCAAGGTAGAATCCGTGTTGGAGCCGAAGGAAAGCATTCAAAAGACCGTCTTTCTCTCTTCCCTGCTGTTTTTGATGACCGGCTCCAATTTTCCCGAGCACGATGAGCAGACCAAGAAGGAAATCCGAATCGCAGAGCGAAATGCCATTTTAAGATATGTGAACAGGCAGATCAGCAACATCTCTGAGAAGAAGAAGGTGCTGCAAAAACAGATGACGGCGTTTCAGGGCATTGATGTGGAGCAGCAGATGACCGCCCTCATTGCAGGGATTGAGCAGACGGAATCTGCGATCTCTGCAGCTCTCTCCCGCCGACAGGAACTGGTGCAAGAAATCAGCGAACTGCAGGAGAAAATGACTGAGGCGGAACTGATGAAGTCCCGGTACACCGCCCTCAAGAGCCAGTACACAGCCGACATCAAGAGACTGACCTTTATTGCCGACGGCGAGATGAGTCGGAGCGTTCACGATAAGAACACCGTCTGCCCCTTTTGCGAAAGTCATTTCACGCCCAAGGATGATGAAACCTACATCGAATCTGCCCGTGGAGAACTGTCCCGCATATTGGCTCAGATGAATGATTTGACGAAAGCAGAACAGTCGCTCGCCGAGGAAATGAACTGGATGTCAGAGGAGATGGCAAAACTCGATGCCGAGAAGGACAGCATCGAGTGCCACATTCAGCAGGAGCTGCGTCCTAAAGCAGAGGCGATGCGCAAATCACTCGCAGACTACAAAAACTTCCTGCAATTAAAGCGCGAGATGAGCGTAATCGACGATTTTGCAGTCGGCTGGGAGGCAGATTTAAGGAATCCTCCGGTCGAGCCGGAATCTGCGTTGCAATATCATCCCAGAGAGCATTTTGATGACGATTTCAAAAGACTCATCAACCAATATTACAAGGACATCCTTCGTGAATGCAATTATTCGACAGAGCCTATTGTTGCCAATTTCAACATCTCCGATTTTGATATAGAGATTAATGGGCATAAAAAATCTACCCATGAAGGGCAGGGATATACGTCCTTTGTCAACAGCGTAACTGCACTCACCTTCCGTCACTATCTTGCCCACCATGGCAAGTATTACCCGGGCTTCCTCATCATTGACACGCCCCTTCTTGGTCTTGACCAAGGCGTAGCGGATTCTGCGCCGGAAAGTATGTGTTCCGGACTCTTTCGCTATTTCATGAACCACCAAGAGGAGGGGCAGCTGATTATCATTGAGAATTCCAAGAATCTGCCGGATTTGGACTATGAGGCAGCAGGAGCCAATGTCATCACCTTCACCAAGGGGCTGACGGAAGGCCGTCCCGGTTTTCTTCATGGCGTAGAGTAAGCGGAGACGGATATGCGAATCACTTATAACAGGCTGTGGAAGCTCCTGATCGACAAAGGCATGAATCGGCAGGATCTCAGGCGTATAACGGGCATCAGCCCCGCCTCCATCGCCAAGCTGGGCAAGGGAGAGAATATCACCACAGACATTCTTCTGAAGATATGTGTGGCGCTCGATTGCAATATTGAAGATATTATGGAGTCCGTGAAGGAGTAGGCTCATGCAGGATTTGATCACTCTCGATATGAACACTCCCTCCATCCAATATCTATGCCGTAAGGATAAGCAGCCGGCAAAGGTCACAGCAATAGTCGGTCGGTGCATGAGATGATTGAACAGATGCTTTTCATGAAGGTCAGTCAAAAGATATATGCACGATTGGAGGATTTGTGCGATGGAGATATTTCCCCCAGTAAAATAGAGATGCTTTCGGATGAGAAAATCGGATCTATCGGCACATCAAAACCGAAAGTGTCCTATATTCGAAATCTCACCAATGCTATCATCACTGGAGATGTAAACCTTGATGATTTAGCGCATAAATTTGATGCTGAGGTTATGGCTGCACTCACAAAAATCCGTGGTATCGGCAGTTGGACGGCAAAATGTATCTGATTTTCGGGCTGAATCGCCTGGATATCCTTCCTTTTGGAGATGGTGTATTTTTGCAAGTCTATCGGTGGATGTACAAGACGGATGACACGAGCCGAAAAGCCGTGGAACAGAAATGCCAGAAATGGAAGCCGTATTCGGCCATCACGGCGAGATTTCTCTATTGAGCTTTAGCGGCCGGGTTTACAAAATCAGAGTTTCATTTATTCAACCAAGAAGGGAGCAATTACCATGACCCAAAAAAAACGATTACCAAAACTTCCACAGCTTCTCGAAAGAAAAATTAGTAAAACGGGTCAGACCCGTGGAGCAGACGATGATGTCATTTATCAAAATCGTGTAGGGCGAAATAATACCGTCTTGATTCCGTTTCATCAATGGATACAAGACGGTAATTTGAGAAAACTTGCAAGAGAGAACATATTTGAAAAAGGATATATCGTTCTGATTCCCCCTTCGGAGTATTTTTCGTGGGAAGATCCCCAAAAAACGCTTTTCGAGAATGCTCTCGTTCTCGGAAATAACGCTCTTATCTTTTACGAAACGAGAAGTGACTGGGACTCTCACAGTCCAGAGATGCTCAAATGGAAAGCCGCCAATTGTAGGCAAGCGCCTCTTGGTGGCGAATATGTAGCACGAGTACCGGCAACTACAGCAAATGATGCCGAAAAAGCAAAGAAAATAAACCTTGGATATGCCTCTCAATCCCCCAAAGGTGCAGGGATTCGTCTGTATGAATATGCCAATCAAGCCACTATTGCTGCTTGCCGTCAGCAACTTGAGGCAGAATACTGGCTCTGTTATGATGCCGTAGAAGTAGCATCCGAAAACGGAATGACAAAAGAGGATGCACTCTCCCGAAAAGAACGAATACTTAAGTTGTGCGAAGAACAAGGTCTTCTTGATTACGGAAGATTAATGGAAATGCGTATCATCAACAGCCAACGGCACACGATTTGCCCTTTATGCCTAAAAGAACTTTCTGGCCGTGAATTTCTCAATCGTGTGAAGCAACCTGAGGGAAGAGAAGTCCCAGATCTAACCGTTACACAAGTTAATCTTTTCCATATTGATGAACTGAAGTTCGGTGCATTTAACCATAAGCCATATAATCTGGGCTGGGGGCATCATTTCTGTAATGTAGTTGTCAAAGATTCGGGAATAGCTCAAACATTAACATGGATGCAATCAGTACTGAAGACCAATAAAAAAGCAGGGTTTATCGATCAGGATTAATCTCTGTCATTAAACAAACGAGTACACAATATGTAGTGCCCCCCAAAAGCTAGATTTTCTAAGTCTAACTTTTTGGGGGGCAGGTTGTTACTGAGCTCTCGTTAATAATTCATTCCCGAAGAAATATTCTCCTCTCAGCTTATTTGATGCATAGTTGCACCACTTGGGGTCGATCTCCATGAGTATGCTCAGTCTCTTTAAACGTGTTGCTGCAACCCCTGTGGAGCCGGAACCAGAGAAACAGTCCAGAACGATGTCCCCCTCAAATGTAGTCGCACTAATTGCGTGTTCTAGTAAGTCAATCGGTTTTTCGGCAGGATGTTTACCTCTATACTGCCGTACATTTTCAAATGTCCATACATCGGTAAACTCGACATCCTTACAGACATTAAAGGGACGTATTATATCCTCATAATCAGGTATACCATTTACTCCCGCCCCTGTTAATGCGTCTTTTAATCTATCATATTGCGCTTTGCTCGGAATATTTCTGCCTACTTCCCAATTCGCCACTGCTCCACCGTGATTTATCTTCCCGTAAGATTTAGTTATCTCAGCCAACTCTTTCATGGACATCTTTGCCGTTTTACGCCATTTTGTAAGCTGGCTACCAAAATAACTCTTGAAAAGATTTCCATCCTCTGCCCCCTCAAGAAACAGTATTTTCTCCGAATGCGGATACCACTGACGCAAAGACTCTTTTTTCATTTTTTGTTTCCAACCGTCATACCCTGGAGCATTAGGTTTTGTCCACGTTATTTCCGAAAGTATATTAAAATAGTCCGAGAACATCATCTGCAATTGTGCAGACATCGTTGAGGAACAAAAGCAAAAAATGCTACCATTATACTTTAATACCCTTTTCCACTCGATTGCAAATTGACGCATCCAGTCAATGTAATCTTCGTCTTTTGAAAAACTCGTATCGCCTATAATGTTCTTTTTCCTGGTTGAATGATATGGAGGATCAGTCAATATCAGCGCAATGCTATGGTCTGGAATTTGTCTTAGCAACTCTAAGGAATCACCACATATTATAACGGAGTCATCAATTCCAAAATCAGTCTCTTTAAATTTTGTCTTTATGTCGTTAAATACACCTAATGTGTCCATATTTCCCCTCACAAATTATCTATCCCTTAATCTATTGCACTTTTTCCGCTCTTGACCCATTCGTCCAGCTCGGATAACTTAAACTTCCAGAGTTTACCAATTTTGTGGGCTGGAATCCCCGTTTTCTTCTTTATCCAATCACGCACAGTTATGGGACGAACACCCAAATGTATGGCTGCTTGTTCTAATCCTATCCAATTCTCGCTGACTTGCTCTTCCGTGCTCATGTTACACCTCCTAACGAGCCAATAAACATCTACCGACTACAAGAATAGCAAACTTTTTTTGAAATATCAACGGTTTTTATCTGTCTTCATATATTTGATGATGTTTTATTATGCTTAAATATGTTTTTTATTATCTTAACAATTGACATACTAGCTTAACGATTCCCCCCAGCAATCGTTAATAGGGTATTCATCGTTAATAGAGTATGTCCCCGACAACTCCGACGCCATCGAGTTTCGGGCAAAAGAAAAGACTGCCTAGGAGCAGCAGTATCGTGAACCCCTATATCCCAAGCGGTCTGACGGATTGGACCCCATCGTTGCATTGTATCAAATCGGAGCGTAAGACATCTCCGCGCGTGTCGAACGTCCATATGTTCTCTTTTTCGAAGTAAATCTCTACACCGTTTTCCTTGAGCTTACGGACATTCTGCAGAGAATCCACGGTGTTTCTCGCGAAACGGCTGACGGACTTTGTGATGATGAGGTCGATCTTGCCGGCAAGGGCATCCTCGATCATCTGGTTGAAGCCGTCACGCTTCTTTGTGTTGGTGCCGCTGATGCCCTCGTCCGAATACATACCGACGAAATCCCAGTCTGCACGGCTCTCGATGTAGTTCTTGTAATGCGCCATCTGCATTTCGTAACTGGAAGCCTGTTCTTCATGATCGGTCGAAACTCTGGCATATCCTGCCGTCCTGCGCCGTCTTGGTTCTGCCGTAACTTCCGACCGAAACACTCTGGGAGTTGCAGGAATCATCCGCACTGTCTTTGCCATCGGTATGCGCCTCCTTCTTTCAAATGGAAAATCACTGTATCATCGGATATGGTGATCCGCTCGACGTTCTGCACAATCTTGCCCTCGTAGCCATTGCCAAAGAAGGATGCCGCAGCTTCCCTCAGCTCGGATTCGGGCAGCCGTTTCAGTCGGCATTTTGTGCGCGGCTGACTGCAAGACCACACCTTAGTTCCCTTCATCCATGTATCCCGCTCACACTTGCTGCCGCAGGAAGTACAGTAGACTTTGTTCGTAAAGGGATTACTGCCGCGTTGCCCGTTATAGATGCGGGCAATCTTTTTTATGCGTCCGTTGACAAGATGGAAGTCGATTCGATCACCGTGAATGACAATCTTGGACACCTTGCGCCTGAGTTCCGCAGTATCGAAATCATCCTTCTCCATGACGGTTCTAACCGCAGCCACAAGCTCCTCTTCCTTGATCGGACGGCTGTCACAGGATTCCCTACCTTTCCGCTCCCTTGTGTTGCAACCCCATCGCCTGTACTTCCCGGCAGTTCTTCTGCTGAAGCCGCCGCCGCAACATCCGCATTTCACCATTCCGGAAAACGGAAGAAGAACAGGATTCCGATTGCTAGACTGCGCGGCTCTCCGTTTCCGTATCTCTTGTGCCTTGTCGAAATCTACCTTTGACACCAGAGGCTCGAACACTCCATCCACGAGATAAAGAGGCAATTCTCCCTTATTCCGTTTGCGGATATGCCCCCCACTGATGTAGTTCTTCTGCAGCGCCATTGTGCCCGTGTAGGAGATGTTGGAGAGGATGTCCTTTACCGTGGTCTGCTCTATTGGTCTCCCCTGCCGTCCTGTGATTCCGCGCCCCGCAAGTGTATTGGCGATGGCGTAGGCAGATTCTCCGGCAAGGTATCTCCGGAATATCTCCTTGACGATCTTGCCCTCAGCAGGGATAATGCGAAACATCTCACCGTCCCATTGGTAGCCGTACGGTGCTTTATGCCCGTTCGGAATCCCCTGTGCGAATCGTCTCCGTACGCCCCACCGAATGTTGTCGCCGATGCTTCTGCTCTCTTCCTGCGCAAAGGATGCGAGCAGCGTCAAGAGCAGCTCTCCGTCTTCGGATGTGGAATCAATGTTCTCACGCTCGAAGCGGACGGCAATCCCCTTCTCTTTCAACTGTCGAACGGTATGAAGGCAATCTACGGTGTCACGGGCAAAACGGCTGATACTTTTAACAAGCACCAAATCAATCTTCCCAGCGTTGCAGTCCGCGATCAGCCGCTTGAACTCATCTCTGTGTGTAGTGCTTGTCCCTGTGATTCCTTCGTCTGCGTACACGCCGGCATATTCCCATGCGGGGTTCTTTTGGATGAGTGTACTGTAGTAACTGACCTGCGCCGCAAGGGAGTGGTGAAGCGTGTCCACAGAGACGCGGGCGTAGGCAGCCACACGCAGCTTTTTCTGCAATATAGGGCTTGGTTGAACTCTTCGTATCTTCATGGTGCTCCCTCCTTTCCACTCCCATATTCCCGTACTATCCGCACGATAGCAAGTCAATATCTGAAAATAGAAGCCCGATGACGGGGCGATATTTCTCGCGCATTTTCGCTTCAAACGCAAGATACTCATCCTCTGACAAAAGTCCGCTCTGCAGCATTTTCCATGAAGCACGCATCACCATCTGATACGTCATTTCCCGTATTCCTTCTTCCTTGCTCATCTCAACATCTCCCTTCATGAAACAGCAGACAAAAACGGCACTTTTGGTCACCCAAAAAGTAAAAAAATAACCCGACGATCATTCGCCGGGCGTTGAGGTTGTTATGTATCTTACTGATTTTTAAGACTATGCATCATGTCCTGCAATTTCTGTGGGACGGGAAGCCCCATCCGCGCTGCGTTCTCGATGATCGAGATCCCCTCATTCGAGATGTAGAAGAAGATCACGGCAGAGCGCAGGACGCAGCCGCTCCCGATGATGTGAACATCTAACACATTCGCCACGCCGACAAGGGTGAAGATGCAGACTTTCTTGCAGATTCCCTTGAAGCCGATGGCGCTCGACAGTTTCTTCTCAACAATCGCACGGAGAACACCAGTAACATAGTCCGTCGCGACAAATGCGACAAGTGCATAGAGCAGATCGTCGAAGCTGCCAAGAAACTCACCAACCACGATGCCAATGCCTGCCGCATAGAGGCGTATTGTCAAAATCTGATCCATCATCAAAGACCTCCTGCCTTTTTCCATTTATTGAGATTGCTCATCCTGCGCAGACGGTAGTTGTAGCATCCGCGCATCAGTTCCGTAAACTGACCGTCTTTCCATAAATATAAGGGCGAGCCTGTGCTGACAAGATATTTCCCCTGTCCCAGAGGGCAGAGACTTGTACGGGCAGTCGGATTCGTTTCCAGTTCCATAAGCAGCTCGTCCTTTGCACTGTAAATCTTTGAAATATACCTTTTCCCGGAGATAAGATAATCCAGATTTGCAGGAAAGCGCATATACATTCCATCATGGAGAGGATAGCGGACACTGTAATCCGGTGCGCTCCATCTGCTTTCCGAAGTATGAGATTCCCCTGTAACAGAGTCTCTTGACGTTGTTTTGGTTTTCTCCATCCAAGGTTCCATGTTCTGACCGTCGAAGAACACATATCGGTCTGTGCTGACATGGCTTCCGTCTCCCCCATGCTCTGATGTTGCGTGCCATATCATCACTTTGAAGTTCCCAGCTTTATCCACCCGCCCGCCTTCTGTTTGACAGCTATAGAGGTCAGTGGGACCGGATACGACGGGAGCACCAAACATCGGCACAAGATCGTATGAGGCAATAATCTCTCCGTTGCGTTTGACAGAGAGAATACTGTCACGCTGATCTGCCCCGATGAGCGGGAACACGAGAGCATTGACAGCTTCGAGGGTATAGAGATTTCCCCGTTCATCTATTTCTGCATCGAGCATTCCATAGCCTGAGACATACGCAAAGCGGCTACTGCTGTTGACCATCCATATATCCTCTTTGGAAAAGCCGAGCGGATGAATCTTTCCTTTTGCGTAGTACGAATGGAGCATCTGGTTTTTTTGATCCTTCCACTTTATCTGGAGGAGCGGTATGCCGGAAAGGACATTCGTCGGAACGTAGCTGCTGCCCCCCTCGGATTCATGCCCGTAGACGCAGCGACCGTCCGTCCAGATCCACTCTCCCTCACGAACCGTTCGATTCCCTATGCAGGTAAGCCACGTACCATCGGCAAGCACCCGATTCCCGCGCACTGCTTTCACTCTAGCCCTGTGCATCGTCTCACGCTCCCACGATAACGGCGGTACCACCCTTTGAAATCTGTACCCACACTAGACTGCCGTCTGACGTATTGCAGTCCACTACCGCACGAAATGGATAGGAGCGCTCGCCGATATGAACACGTCCATTCTGAATCCTTCCGCGCTGTGCCTGTGACTCAACCACCTTCGAGTTCTTTATCCCTGCCCTTATCGCCGCTGCAAGCCCCAGAACGCCGTTCATCCGTACCACCTCACCATCTTGATCGTCTGCCGCAGAATACGCGGCGTGAGTTCCACAGTATTGGACAGCAAGAAGTATTCGTGTCCCTCGAAGCGGATGCGCTCGGTGAAATCAACGATGTGGTCAATGTCGGGAATGCTGCTACGAATCCGTGCGCGAATCTCCACGGTGACCGTCTCCTGCGTCTTGCGATTGAGCCACTCGATTTCTCTCGTCAGCATTCGCAGATAATCTGCACCCACAACGGGAAACTCCGTGTCAATGAGCGAGGAGTACGGAAGCTCATCATCGCTCGCGTAACTTGCACCAAGGCTGAGATTCGACTGCTCGACGGTGAACTGACTCGCCTTGCCGCCGGGCTTTCCCTGCGAGAGGGAGCTTCCTTCAAGCACACCGTCCACATAGACGGTAGTCGCATACCATCCGTAGCCGAGCGGTGCGTGGTAGGTGATGCGCTCCGTCCCCTTCTCACGACTCCAATCCTCCCAGTCATATTCCGTGTGCTTCTTTCCGTCATGGACTGCCTCCGTGGTACGTTCCCACTCCTTGAAGAGGTAAACGTCGCGACCTGTGGAGGCGTATGCGTAATCCGTGCGGCTGGTCGAGCCGTCCACGTTGTGCGTCCGCTTTTCTGCGAGGTATTCCCCATCGTAGGAATAAGTACTGTAGCCGTTCTCATTCGTCTCGCGCACGAGAAATCCATTGGAGTATGTGCGGCTGATCTCTTTGAATGAAATCGTTCCCGTGAAAGGGATAGGCGCAGTATCTTCCTCGTTATGCGCCCCGCTCTCGTGATTGTTGTTCGCGCTGTGCCAGACGGAACGCAGAAGTTTCCGCTCAATGGTCGGCTGCGCGTGCGGCCAGTGCGTGATGTCAATGACAGTCTCCTCCATGCCGCGCTGAATGATATGGAGCGTGTCGCCCCGTATGAACACATTGATCTGACGCTGCGGCAGTTTTGCCGTCCATCCGAAGAGAGCGGAGATGAAATCATGGTACGTCATTCCACTCCCCTCGAAGTTCTGCGACGGTGTGAAATCATCGGTCAGACGATGCAGCTTCAAACCAAGTGCCGCCGCGATCTCGGCCGCATAGCGCGACACCTTCGCCCGCTCGACGTAGATATGGATGGGCGTATAGAGGAGGGTGTCCTTACTGTACGTCCCCTTGACAGACTGCACGATGCCGCGCTGACTCGTTTCCTCGACGAGAAATCGGAAGGCATAATCCATCACCCGCCCCTGAGCACTGTCGCCGATGGAGAGCGGATGTACGGTTTCGAGTTGGACGGTGTCTGAGAGTGTAAGTTCACCAAGTGTCACAGAGAAGGAGCGAATGCCGCGCTCTCTAAACGCTGCGTAGGTCAATGTATGAGGAATCTCGATTTTCGTGTCTGCAACGATGCCTGATTGTTTGACAAGAGTTCGTTTCGTATCTACGAGAACCGTACCACAGCGACCAATGCGCCGCTCGGTGTCGCCCGTTACCGTGATTTTCTTAACGATCCGAATATCGCGTAGGGTATCTGCATGAACGGAACAAGATAGATTGAGCCTGCGTGACGTATCTCCGCTGACCTGCACGGATTGACGGAATACGGGAATCACCGTGGCGTATATAATCGGTTTTAGGTGAATCCGCCCCATCGGCAGCCATGCGATGCAGACGGCGGGTTTCAGCTTGATGCTCATGTCCCCGCTCTCCATCCAAACTGCCGCCCCATGAGTTCTGCAATCCTCATGGAGACAGTGCGCGTGTCCATAACGGTGGATGTCGGATTCTGTTCGGCGATATGTCTGCCGTATTCCGTAACATTCCCTCCGCTCTTTTCAATCGCCGTCAAAGCACACAGTCCCTCTGCCGTGCGATAGGCAGGATTCCCGATGAGGGAAATCCCCGTCACACGCGAGTCCGCACCATACTGCGTGGACAAGGCGGCAACATCGACTGTTTGCAAAAGCTCCTGATTCGCAGCCGTCGCCTCATAGCTTCCGTCGCCGCAGTCGGTCATGTTCGTCTGCGTCGCTTGGACGGGCAGTATAACGACCTGCTCTCTCGGACTAATCGCCTCGTCCGAGAGGATGAGATTCGAGATAAGGACGTCCTCTGTTCTGCTGTAAAGCGTTATGGTCTTTTCACTGGAACTGTAGGCGTACCAAAAAGAGCAGTCCTGCTTGTTGCAAACCTCACGTTCGTTTAGGATCGCCCGAAAGATACCGTCATGGTTTTGCCCCGGTTTGACCTGAAACCACAAGGTATTGACTGCATTTACGCGAATGCTGTCGGAAGTGGCAATGGTATCGTTATTGTTGTTTCCCTTCATGCGCCACCTGCTCCAGGACGTTTCCGCACTAACGATGATGTAGCCTCCAATCGCAAGGGTAAGTTTGGCACTGTCTGCATTCTCCGGTGCTTTGAAGTACAGATCCAATTTCCCGTAAAGCTCTGTGGGGAATCCTGAAATCGTCAGACCTTTGTCACCAGTCGGCTGCCAGAAGGATATGCCCGTCTTACTGTACTGCTCGCCCGTCACCGTCGTGCCGCCACGAACCGAAAGTAGCTCCGCATAGCCCGGATTGATGTATTTGAACGCCATACGAACCTCCTCAATTCGAGACTAGGAGTCCCTCTGCCTGAATGTCCACGCTCGTATCCTGCTGTGGCGGCTCATCTGCACTGCTGAGCGCCTTGACCCAGAAAATCGTATTCTTATCAGCAACATTGGATAATGAGATACTGTCTTTCCACTCGGCGGACTCCAATACCGTTTCAGCAGTGTATCCGTTATTGATTGCCGCTTTCCACTTATCCGCATGATCACCGACAAACTTGATTGTCAAAGCTCCGTCGATGTGGAAGCCGCTCTCGCAGCGCACGGCGCACTTGACGGCTTTCTGCTCGCCCTTGCCCGCATCGAGGAGGACGGAGATGGGCGCAAGCTCCGTGCCGGAGCTGACCTCCGTCCCGTCCTTACCGCCCTCGGTTGGATTGTTCATATAGATATGCAGCAGTTCTGCCATTGTCATACCCTCCAAAATTCTAAAGACAGTTTATATACCTTCGGGAAATGCGCCATATACTCGTAGGACTTCACAACAACGCGCATGGAGGGCAGGATATTCCCGCCCTCGTCGGTCACGGACACCATCGTGCGGCTGTCCCAGTAGCCTTTGATTTTCTCCCAATCAGCAGCAGTGACCGTGACCGAACAGGAAACACGGTCGCCTTCCGGGATATGACCGAAATCCTGAACCACAGCACCGCCAACAATCTCCAAAAGCTGCTGACGGTCATCGGGAACGATCTGCCAGCTCTCGACACTCAGCGTTCTAACCTCACCAATGTGAATATGAATTGAAATCACCTCCAAGTGCGTTCTCGACGGCGGGTCGAATACGGTCGGCGACGTGGTCGGCAAGCATACACATCCCCTCGTTGTCCTCCGTGACAGCGTTTTCGATTTGCACCTGTATGTGAATTTGGCGGTTGTCCGTCATGGATGGCGCGGTTTGCCCTTCATGACGAGAATACGAAGTATTTTGTCCACCACTTGAAACAACCTGCGCCTGTTGTCCAAGCCCTGCCATCATCTGTGCATACGAGAACTCCTGCCCATTCACACGAATGCGGGAACTGTCCTCACGCTTCTCGGGAGCGAAATTCGGCAGCAGATTCTCCATCGCCCATTTGCGCCCGGACTGGAACTGCTGCAAAAGCTCCGGTGTCAGCCCCAGATCCTCTGCCGTAAACTTATTCTTCTTGCGAAGGTACTCCATCAGCCCGACCTGCCCGGATTTCTTGAACACCTGCAGTTCCTCTTTCTGGGAGCGGAGGACTTCCAGAGCGGCATTACGCTTGGCATCGAGTTTCTGCTTCTCCGCCCAACGTGTCGCTTCGACCTCGTCCAGACCTTTCTGCACCCACGCATCCTTCTCGCGCTCAATCTCAGCAAGACGATTCTCAAGCTCGGTTTTCCAGATAGCGTCTATGTTTGACGCGACATCCCGTTCCCACTGCTCCATCACTCGTGCTTTGCTCTCACTGAGCCACGCCTGCGTCTGCACCTCGTCCAAGCCCTTCTGCCGAAAGGCATCGGCTTCGCGGGCGATGGAGTCCAGCTTGTTTTGGAGATCCGTCTTGTAGAGCGCGTTCGCCTTGTCCACAACGTCGCGCTGAAAGTCAGCGTAGATTTTCGCTTCCTTTGCCAAGCGGTATTCGTCGATGAGGTGAGGATCTGCACCCTTCTGAAAGAACTCGAAGGATTCGCGATCCAGAGCATGAAGGCTGTTCTGGATGTCCGTATGCGTCAGTGTATATAAGCTGTCCGTCAGTTGTGCGGTCGCCTTTGCAGATTCACTGACCGTCTTTGCAGCATCTTTCTCAGCCGCCGCACGGATTTTCGCAGCTTTGGCATTCTGCTCCTGCGCCTTGGCATTCTTCTCCGCCTCGGCACGCGCCTTCTCCTCTGCCGCCGCTTTCTCTTTGGCAAGTTTCTGCTGTTCTTGGTACTGCTTGTATTCATCACCATAGAGTGCGTCCAGAACGGTGCCGCCGATAAACGGAATCGGGATAAGGGGCGCAGCCACAGGATGATTCTTTACGAGCCACGCATTCGCTTCTGCGTGTTCATTGACCTTGTGAATCTGCTCGCCGACAAAGCCTGCAAGCTCCGCGACGGTCTTGAGTGCCTCGCCCCATCCGAGCACAGCATCCTTGATCTCGTCCTTGTTGTCACGGATCGTTTCAACCAGAGATTCAAAGCCGTCATTGATCTCCGGCATGAGTTCCTCGGCAACAGGAAGCAGTGCCGCACCAAGCGCAAGTTTCAGCTGCCCCGCTTCCATCTCCATCGCACGCCATTTGAGATAGGTCTCATGCGCCTGTTCCGGGTCAAGCAGACCCGTGGTCTTGACGCGCGAGGAAATGGTCATAAGGTCTTCATATTGTTCGAGAATCGGGATGAGTGCCGCACCACGAGCCCCGAGGACTTCGGCGGTATATGCTTCCTCCATTCCCGCTTCGCTTGCGGTCTTGTATCCCTTGGCAAGCTGCGCCAGCTGCTCATTGAGTGGGAGGAGATTCCCCTGCTGATCTTTGAGTGCGATCCCGAAGTGGGAGAGTGCGCGAGATGTGTCATTTCCGCTCTCTCCTGCAGCGGATACCTGCTTGTCAAGACGTGCAATCAGCGGAATAATGCTCTTGATGTCCGTATCCGCAAGCTGAAACATACGCCCCAGTTCAGCGGCTTCCCCCGCAGAGACGTGAAGTCGTTGCGTCAGCTTGTAGACGTTCTCACCCGCAAGCATCGCGTCTTTTGTAATGTTGAATAGTCCTGCACCTGTTGCCGCAACAGCCATAACTGCGGCCATCTTTGCAGACAACACATTGAACCCGCTCGTTAGATTCTTGATACCCGCCTGTGCCGCCGTCATGCCCGCTGAGATACGTCCGCTGAGCGTGCCGGAGAGAACGGCACTTTCCTTGAGGCGATGATTCAGCTTTCGCACCTCGGCTTCGGTCTGCGCAACTGTCCGTTGCTGACGTAACAGGTTACTTTCAGCACGCCGATAGGACGCACTATCCACGCCGTCATTCTTCTTGGCAGACTGCAAAACAGCAGCAAGAATCTGTTCTTTTTGCCGCTGAATATCCAACTCGCGGTTGATCGCCTGATGGCGTACCCTGATCTTGTCGAGTTCCGTCCCCACACCGTCGAGTTTCGCGAGGTCAGCATCCAGTTTCAGATGGATATTATTCGCCTTACTGTTGAGTCGTGCAATGGAGTCGGAGACGGTCTTGCCCGCCGTGTCGAAGTCCAGCTGCAGCTGTGCGATGTTGAGACCGATGTCGAGATAGAGTTCATCAATCTTCTGTCCGCGCTTTGCCACTCTATCCCCCTCCCTACATCACGTCGTCAATATAGCGTTCACATTGCTGCTGTTCGCACAGTGCCGTTACCACAAGCTGATCGAGCAGGAACGTAATCTCATGTGCGTCAATTTCCTGCATCGTCCACCCATAAGCAGACTGCAGCCGCTCGTAGTAACGCAGTAGATTCTGGTACGGAGAAAGAACTACGCCTCTTTCCCCGTCTCCCCGTTTGGGAGGTTCACCAGTTTGGAGAAGGTCAGCGACTGAATCCAACGGAAAAGGGAGCGCGTCAACGGTACGATGTCCGCGACATCTACATTCTCCTCTACGGATTCCTTTGTCACTTCCTCCCGGCCGAAGCCGAGGATAATCAGACGGACATGTGCATCCAAGAAGTCCTCAAGATTCATGTCCTGTTTGTCGGCATCAAAAAAGGCAAGGAACTCACGCCAGACCTTCATCTTCGGAGGGTTCGGCGTGATCTCCCTGCCCGCAATATGCAGTTTCGGTGTATCCATCATGTCCTCCCTCAGACCTGCTCGTACCACTTCGTCCCAGTCTCAGCGGCAAAGCCCGCCGCCTCCTCGTCTGCCTTTGCGTAGGACAGCCCGTCCGAGAGACGGTAGATTGCCTTTGCCGTGAGCGTCGGCGTATCGAACTGAATGCTCTCCTGCTTCGAGTTGCCGCTCTCGGAAGGTTCGAGGAACTGGACTTTGTAGAACTTGGTATATCTCTTCTTCCCGTTCCTCTTATCCGACTGGAAGAGAACAGCGAAGTACGGCGCAACGTCATCCTTGCCCGCCTTCATCACGCCGTTTTCGATACTGTGTCCCAGAAGATACGCCGTGTATTCCAAAGGAAGCGCGGCGGTATCGAAGGTCAGATCGTAGGATGCGGTATTCGACGCCGTATCCACGGACTGACCGTCGGCAAAAAGCTCCGCTTGATTCGTCTGTGGCTTGATGTCCACCTTGCGGAGCAGTTTTCCGAGCGGAATCGGAGCTTCGTAGGTCGCCGCTCCTCCTGCCACATCGGTGAGCATCTTCGCGATATGAAGTTTCTGGATGTTGATGAACTGCCCGCTCGTCAGATTCCCTGCGGGCTTTGCTGTTGGTGTTGGACTTGGCATTTTATTCTCCCTCCACTGCTGTTCTGTAATCTGTGATCTCCACGAATATATCTTTCTCGACAATCTCCTGCGTCTGTGCACGGACAAAGCCGAGCGGCAGAAGTGCGTTCTGCACAGCGCAATGAATCTCTCGAAACCGTCCGTCCTTCGTCAGAATGTGGATGCGCACCGTGATTCGCCGTTCCAGTTCCGTGCCATCTGCTGAGAGTGCAGGAACATCCGAAATAACGGAGTAAACGACAATCGGGTATGTCCCAGCATTGGGACTGCGCCCGTGGTAGACGCCCTTCTTTCCGTGAGCGAGAAGCTGCGTCAGCTCCTTTGAGCGTACAAGTGCCTGATACACCATCCGTGCCGTACTCATTTCCCTCTCCTCCGAATGGCAGACCTTACGGCATCGACGATGGCAGAACGGATCCCGTCCTTCTTGGCATCGAGCGCGGGATAGAGAAACGGACGGTTGATGCGTGGGCTGAACTCAACGAGTACGCCATAGGGAACGCCATCTTGAGACTCCGCATCTGCCGCGATCCTCCAAACAGAGCCGTCCTTCCGGCGCAGACGTTTGTGGATGGAATCCCGCAGCGCACCTTTGACCACGCGCTTATCTGTTCCCGTATAGACGGGACAGCGGTTCTTTGCCTCCGCGACCACATCGTCCGCGCCGCGCTCAAGTGCTGCCTTTGCCGCAGCCGTCGCCTCCGCGCCGAGTTCCGATAGAATCTTCTCGGCAGAGACGAAACCTCGGTATCTAGCCATCTTCCACCAACTCCTTGCATTCCATCACGAGCCATCGCTTCTTCCCGCCAAGCAGATAGGGCGGCGCAATGGGTGTGAGCCGCTTCCCATTCCACTGCACTAGGTCGGTCACGCGCACATCCGCACGGTAACGAATGACGATGCGGTAATCCACCTCCTGCACCTTCTCCGCATAGCCGTCCGAGATTTTCGTCGCAAACGGAAGAACAAGCGCCCACGCTTTACCGACTTCTTGTGTTGTTTGCACGAGGATATTCCCCTCATCGTCCGTATCTGTGACGGGACGCAGAATAGTGATTCGGTGACGCAGTTCGCTCATCGACACCCTCACCTAAAAGACCTCCTTCCGCACACCGAAGAGAAGCGAGCGCAGCGTCAGCGCAAGCCCTCTGTGATCCGCTTCCTCCCGATGTTCATAGAGATAGGATACGGCATAGAGCACCGCGACACGCACGATTGCCTGATCTTCAACCTTGGACAGCTTCTTCACGCGCAGGAGAGCCGTACAAATCTGTTCTGCCGTTTCAGTAAAGTGCATGAGGAGATCGTCCTCCTCATCCCCGTCAATGCGCAGATACTGCTTGACTGCTGCAAGCGGCACAAGCATAGAACCACCTCCCCTCTTGCCGCAAAACCAATGAAATCGCTGATAAAATGGATAAGTGGACGATTTATCAGCCCTTCATCTTGAGCGTCTGCACAGCTTCCTCAAGAACGAGTTTGCCGTCCACACGTTCCTTCATAACGTAGCCGACCATGCCGTTGCCCGCAAACAGCTCCTTGAGTTCCTGCAGGGAACGTGTCCCACGGTCGCCGATGTTGTAGTAGGAGTAATCGCCGAACGCGATGACGGTCTTGCCCGCCGCGATGCTCGGCATATATGCCGAGGAATAGACGGGGTAGCCGAGCAGACGGTCGGGTTCGCCCATCTGGTACGACGGCTGCCAGAAATACGCACCGTTCGCGTCCTTGAGCTTTCGGATGCTTGCAAGGGTCTGATCGTTGACGATGAACGACGCATTCTTGCGGTAGGGACGCTTGAGGCTGTAGACGAGCGTCACGAGTTCGTCCGCCTTGATGTCTGCCGCCGCCGTGGTGACGGATGTCTTTGCCGAGGTGAGAAGCCCCTTCGGCTTGTGCGTCCCATCGCCGTTCAGGAAAGCATCCTCCTCTGCGTTGCCGAGTGCCTTGCCGAACTGCTCAATGAGGTAGTTCTCAAGCTTGAAGGCGTTGTCATAGAGCAGTTCCTCCGTCACCTTGACCGCGACATGGAGCTTGTGCGCGTCGAGAACGATCTGGGCAAAGGTCGCGTCCCCGAAGGTAAGTGCTGCACCCTCCTCAATCCACGCAGCCGCAGGTTTTGTGGCGGCGATATTGATCTTGTGCTCCCCACTCGTGGTGATCGTCGTTGCAAGCGGACGCAGGACGTTCTCCTCATTCAGAACGTCGATCAGACGCTGGTCGTATTCCTCGGGAACGAGATAGCCGCCGTTTGCATCCACACCCTCCTGCAGGACGTTCTCCACCTGACGGAAGTTCGTGCGAAGAGCCTTCAGCATCGCCGCACGGTATGCCTCGCTTGCACGTCCCGTCTTTTCAGCGGCAAATCCCGCGCCCGGCAGATTGGTAATTGCCGCCGTTACTGGCTTTGCCAGCTGCGCATCGAGAATCGCCTGACGCTCCATGCGCTCGATGTCCTTTCCGAGTGCGAGCACCTCATTCTCCATTTGCTCGTATGCTTTGGCATCCTCGGCTGTGAGATGCCCGTCTTTCTCATGAGAATCCAGAAACTGCTTTGCCTGTTCCCACATTTCTGCACGCTTCTCGCGCATTGCCATGATCTTATCCATGTGTTTGTCCCTCCGTTAATGTGACATAGAAAAGAGCCGTCGTTTGAGCGGCTCTGCATCGACATTATTTGTTTGTGTCCCCTGCCCGAATTTCGAGAGCAGGGAGTTCGTGACGGCGGCACGGGAGAAAATCAGCCCGTCTGCCGCCTCGCCTGTGAGATGTTCCCGATTCTCATAGAGGACGGAATCCGCAAATCCAAGCTCCACCGCCTTCTTTGCGTTCATCCACGTCTCGGCATCCATCAGCCGTGAAATCTTCGCACGGGACAGTCCTGTTTTGAGTTCGTAGGCGTTGATGATGCTCTCCTTGATCTCGGCAAGGAATGTGATTGTCCGCTCCATCTCGTGTGTATCCCCGATGGAGACGGTCATCGGATTGTGGATCATAATGGTAGCCACGGGTGACATCTCAACGGTTGTTCCTGCCATTGCGACGACGGATGCGGCAGACGCGGCAATCCCGTCAATCTTGACGGCGACATTCCCCTTATACTCCATGAGCATATTGTAGATCTGCGCCGCCGCATAGCAGTCCCCGCCCGGCGAGTTGATCCAGAGGTCAATATCTCCCTCGGCAGCATGCAGTTCAGAACGAAACATCTGAGGTGTGACTTCATCGCCCCACCACGTTTCGTCCGAGATTTCACCATCCAGAAGCAAGATACGCTTCTCCCCCTCGTTCCGTACCCAGTTCCAAAATTTACGTTTCATCACTTACTCCCTTCTGCCTAGCGGCAAACAGCCCTGCGTCCCTCAGTTTTGTCATATTCCCGTTGATGAGGTACAGATCGCCGCCCTCGTCCGCTTCGATGGGGTTCATGTCCTCAAGGCTGCGGATGTCATTTGCCGAAAGCCATCCGTTCTGCCGCCCGATGGCATATCCCTCCATGCGGCTCTTGTAGTCTCCGCGCAGAAGCCCATCCACATTGAAGCGGATGAAGTAATCTGCCCGCTCCTTGTCCGTCAGCAGTGCTTTTTGAAGCGACTGCTCCCAGCGCACAACCCACGGATTCAACGTATACTTCACGAACTCCAAGGACTGCTGCTCGATGTTCGAAAACGAGGATTTCTCCAAGTCTCCGATCATATGCGGCGGCACACGGTAAAGACGTGCAATCTCGTCGATCTGAAACTTCCTCGTCTCAAGGAACTGCGCCTCCTCCGGCGGTATGGCAATCTGCTGATACTTCACGCCTTCCTCAAGGACGGCAATCCTGCCCGTGTTCATCGTACCGCCGTAGACGGCGTGCCAACTCTCACGGAGCTTTGACGGGTCTTTGAGAACACCCGGATGTTCCAGAACACCGCCCGGACGCGCCCCATTCTTGAAGAAGGCGGCACCATATTCCTCTGTGGCAAGCGCAATGCCGATGGCATTCTTTGCCATAGCGATGGGACTGTAGCCAACCAGACCGTCGAAGCCGAGTCCCGGGATATGCAGAACATCCTCATGGCGCAGACGAATCTGCCCCTTGTCCGCAAAATTCGGATTCTCCTCCGTGCTTCGCATATAGGTGTAGTAGAGCTCCCCCGTACGGCTGTCACGGCTCACATCCATCTTGTCCGGGAGCATCGGATAGAGTCCAAGGACACGCCCCCTGCCATCCCGAAGTATCTGGGCATAGGCATTTCCCCACAGAAGGAGATGTGCCATAAGTGTCTCGCGGAATACGAAACTCGTCATCTCGGGATTAGGCGCATCGTGGAGCAGGAAGTACAGCGGATGTTCCGGCACGCGCTCTTTGCCCTGCCCTTTGTATTTATATACGTGAAGCGGCAGTCCTGCGATGGATTCAGCGAGGATGCGGACACAGGCGTATACTGCCGTCGTCTGCATTGCCGTCCGTTCGTTGACTGCCTTGCCCGCCGCCGTCTGCCCAAACAAAAAGGACAAGCCGCCAAGATGATTCGTAGGCTTGTCCCGCGAACGGAAGAGTTTGCTAAATAGGTTCATGGAATCCTCCATTTCCAAAACGGCATGTAAAAAATCTCGCCACAGAAGATGATGAGAGTAAGAGCACCGCCCTTCCGAGCGGCACTCCCTCATTTCGGTTTAGAAGTTTTCGATGCAGGAAAGCCCCATGCTGTTGATGTCGGCTGTGAATTTCGCGCCCCGCGCAATCTCGTCGGCGGCTTTCAAAAGCTCCTCCGGCGTGGGATTTCCACCCATCTGGCAAATGCTGGCATTGGCTTTGATGTCTCGGAAAACCTTGCGGGCTTCCCAATCCGTCTTCTCGTAATCCGTTTCTTTGCGAATCTCGATGCGGATGCAGGTGTCGCGGTCGCTTTCGTTCGCCCAGCCCATCGTGTTTTCCTGCATCGCGAATCCGTATGCGGCGGCCTTGCTCTCGATGATCTCGGCAATTTCCTTCTTCGTCATTTTCTTTTCCTCCGTTTCTTGGTTCTTCGGTTTTCCCTTTCGGTATGTGTATATTCCCGTACTATCGGCAAAATAGCAAGGCCATATGTGAAGATAAAGAGTGTATACGATCGCCCTAAAACACCCACACACCACGGCTCTCATACACCGATTCCGACGTATCATTCCCGCAACGGATCGCACGATCCAGTGCCATGATAAGTGCGATCACACCGTCGATCTTCTCCATAGATTTCTCCTTATCTGCCTTGATGTTCCCCGCAGGGTCGGTGCGAATGAAGATGTTGTCTGCCATCCAGCGCATGACGGGATGCCCGCCGTGCGCTATTGTCTTTTCCAAGGTCAGCTTCATCAGTTCCTTGGTCGGCGGGCTCATATCCTTGAAGCCCTGCCCGAATGGAACAACGGTGAATCCCATGCCCTCAAGGTTCTGCACCATCTGCACCGCGCCCCATCGGTCGAAGGCAATCTCGCGGATATTGTACTTCTCACCCAGTTTCTCGATGAACATCTCGATGAATCCGTAGTGAACCACATTTCCCTCTGTCGTTTGCAGGAAACCTTGCCTCTCCCACACGTCATACGGCACATGATCACGCCGCACACGCAGGTCAATGTTCTCCTCGGGAATCCAGAAATACGGAAGCACGGCAAACGGCTCATTTTCCTCCGTCGGAGGGAATACAAGAACAAATGCCGTAATATCCATCGTGGAGGAAAGGTCAAGACCGCCGTAGCAGACGCGCCCCTCCAAGGACTCGGCATCCACAGGTGTGGCGCACGCATCCCACTTATCCATCGGCATCCACCGTACAGACTGCTTCACCCACTGATTCAAACGCAGCTGACGGAAGCTGTTCTCCTCGGCGGGATTCTGCCGTGCAGAGTCACAGGCTGCCTGTACCTTGTCGATGCCGACTGTAATCCCGAGCGACGGATTCGATCGTTTCCAGACCTCCGGGTCTGTCCAATCCTCATCCTCCTTCGCTCCGTAGATCACGGGATAGAAGGTCGGATCAATCTTTCGCCCTTCGAGAATATCCTTTGCTTTCTGGTGTGTCTCGTAGCAGATGGACTGCGTATCCGTCCCCGCCGTAGTGATGAGGAAGTAGAGCGGCTGCATACGCGCATCGCCGGAGCCTTTCGTCATAACGTCAAAGAGCTTGCGGTTCGGCTGTGTATGCAGCTCGTCAAACACAACCCCGTGTATATTGAAGCCGTGTTTCGAGTACGCCTCTGCCGAAAGCACCTGATAGAAGCTGTTCGTCGGCAGATACACCATCCGCTTCTGGGAGGCGAGGATCTTCACCCGCTTGCCGAGTGCGGGACACATCCGCACCATATCTGCTGCGACCTCGAATACGATGCTTGCTTGCTGACGATCAGCAGCACAGCCATACACCTCGGCACGCTCCTCCCCATCGCCGCAGCAAAGAAGAAGTGCAACGGCGGCGGCAAGTTCGCTGTTGTGCGTTGGAACGAAGGATTCCCCTACCAGATAACAATGGCTTCTGCTGTCCACTTGAATGCACTGCATGGGGACTCTCTCTGAGAGCGGCACAATGTCTGCCAGATAATGAAAACAGGAGCGAGTGACGGGCAGGTTTCTTTTCTCGATCTGCAGCGTCTTTGCCGCAGGGATACGGATAACAGAGCGATGCACATCTTTTGCATTCCCCCTATATCGCTCGCGATATTCCATCGTCCGACGGTAGATTTCGCCCGTTGTCCAAAGTACGGAGCGCGGCTCACCGATGATGTAATCCACATTCCAGAGATGCCGCTCCCCTGCCACGATGGACGATCCGTCGCGGAAGGTCAATCGATAGGCTTGCTCCGTATCATCCACATCGCTCTTGGCGACAACTCGGCAGGGCTGTCCGTTTTCGTCAAAAACGGTATCTCCCACACGAATATCACCCATTGTAGTGAATCCGTTCGGTGTCGGGATTTTCGTATTGAGTGCCAACTGTTTTCCCTGTTTCTTGGGAATCTCAACATACGCCGTGTTGAACTGGCGATACCCGCTCGGCTTCAAAATTCCGAAAATGTCTCGGATAATGCGCTCCTGCCAGTCGATGAGTTCGAAGGGCTTTCCTGCCCACGTCCCCTTCGTATGGCACAGGCACTCGATAAAGCCCACAGCATAGTCCGCAGCGGCTTTGTCATAGTGCGATTCCTCTGCCATGAACTTTGTCGGCTTGTAGTCCGTCAGTTTCCGCAAGCAATCACCCCCATCAAAAAAGAGCCGCCGTCAGCGACTCAAAAACACAGAAACGAGAAGCAGCCCCGAAGGGCTGTTTTGTTGTTCGGCGTGGCTTAGATGCGCTTCATGCACCAAGCCATCGCGTGACCGCCGTCCTCGAAAAGCTCGGTGGCGGCTTCGACAAGGTTCAAGCGGCATTCAATGTCCGCGAAGCCTGTCTCCTCTGGCGTTTCGACCATCTCGTAGACGGCTGCGTGGAAGCCCCAGCATTCCATCCCGACGACAAGGATCTGCTCGCCGTAGCGAAGGATCGCGCCGCTCGTTCCGAACCGCATCTCATCGAGGTGCTCCATCGTGGTGGTCTTCGGCCATCTTGCTTCTGCGTTTCTCATTTTGTGTTCCTCGCTTTCTGTGTGTAGGTTGTTCCCTTTGGTCATGTACATATATGCATCTAAACGCAGAATATAGCAAGTCGTATTTTGAATAAACTACACTTATTTTTCGAGAGAAACACAGCCCCGAAAGGCTGTGCTAAATCCCTAGAATCGTAAGCTATTTTTCACCCGTGAGGATAAATCGTACATACGTCGCACGGTCTTCCTCGATGAAGCAGACCAGTTCGTAGAACCCCATCTCGAACGCCATCCGCTGAACTCTGGGGACGTCGAACATATTCACCCGCCCGGAGTTGCGGATGTCCATGATCTGGGAAACAACCTTCTCGTTCATGATCTGTCGCCTTTCTGCACGATGTGGAAAGAGTCCACACCGGGGATCAGGCTCAGTGACGATCCTGTCTCCCACCGAACGAGAAGCTGTCCCGCGTCATCGACGCCCATGACCTCGCCCCTCGTCCCCGTCGGCGGGGCTTGCGGATCGTCCATCGAGAGGAGTTCCACTCTCGTCCCGTGCGGGTACCGCTCTCGAAGTGCGGCAATCTGCTCTCTACTCGGAAACCGCATGATCTTCAGCCTCCTTCCGATGTCCGCTCTTGAACGCGCTGCTGCCGATGAGGTTCTGCAGGAGGATCTTGCGGCTCTCCTTGTAGGCGCTGCCGATCATGCCGAGGCGCAGGAGGAAACAGCGGAATGCGTATTTCTCGTTGTCCACGATCTTCTCCTTTGCCGTGACGCGCTTCTGCGTCCGTGCCATCTCGCAGAGCTTACTGATAAACTCGGCGTATGCCTTTGCCGTCTCGTCGGTGATTGTGCCGTGTAGCCATGCAAAGGTGATGCGGTCATCGATGAGTGTGTAGGTTGCCTCTTTGATGTCAAAGGCGTGGCGAATCAGCCGCCCCTTGCTCCGAAGGAGTGCGTCCAGATTCTTCAGTGCCGTCTCGGTGAAAAGGCTGCGTGGGAGACTGATGGAAAGGTTGTCCTCATCGGTTGCTGCAACGACAGCTTCCTCCATCGCAGTAACTTCTGCCGGCGTTTCTGTTGGTGTCAGCTTATCCTCTGCCGGATCAACTTCGCTAGGCTCTTCCACCGCCGCTTCCGGTCGGCTCGGCTCATTCGCCCCTGTGTCCCCGCAGAAAGCCTCGTTCTCCCCATCCTCGGACGTGAAACCTGCCTCGCGTAGTGCCGTGCGCACACGCGTAACAGTCGCTTCGTCTGCGGCATCATCGAAGCAAAGGATGCCGTCCTTCGTGATTTCGAACGCACCGACCTTGTAGGAAAAGCTCGGTGCGCCGCAGTATGTGGGCTTCGTCTCAAGCACCTTGCCGACGATCCCGACCATCGCCTTGCGCTCTTCCTTCTGGATGTTGTAATTGACCTTCATTTTGAAAACCTCCTTTATGAACTTTGGTCATTACATTCATCACTCGTATGGGAAGAATTAGCAAGCGGATTGTGTTGTATACACCATAGCCTCAGTGAGATAAACCACAGAGTATTATCATTTCACAGAATGAGGAGCAGTCATCCGCTCGAGCATCTTGCCCGTCATCCAGATCGCCCCGTCAATGACAAGCGGCAGGAAGATGCGGTCACGGAATCTGCACCATCCTGACTCCTTCTCGGCACTCTCTTTCAGTGCCGCCGTATACGCCGCCGACACTTCACGCGCCGCAGGAAGCCCCTTCTCATGCAGCCATAGGACGGTCGCTTCCTTCGCCTCCGTCCGCACGAAATCTCCCACATGATTCTTCAGTTCGTTTTGAATGTGTTCCAGTTTCATCTTCAACACTCTCCTTCATAGTCCGTTACCCCACGCGCAATGGCGCGGGCAAATTCATCCTGCTGCGAACGCAGAAGCTCTGCGTCACCCGCATGGTCGATAAACGCAAGTTCCACGAGCACAGCGACCGCATCGGTGTTGCTCAGAACGTACAGACCGTTGACACCGGGCTTTGCCCCCTTCACGCCGCGATCCACGGTTCCGAGTGCATCCACAATCTGATTCTGGATGCACTGTGCCAGTTTCTCTCCCTCTCCGCTTCCGTAGTAGTGCCAGACCTCCGTTCCGTTTGCCGTGCCGTTACAGGCGTTGCAGTGAATGGAGACAAACACATCGGCATCCACACGGTTGGAGGCCGATACGACCTCATGCAGACTATCGGACTGCAAGTTGCCGACCACCTCGACACCTGCGGCACTCAGATAGCCCGCAACAAGGTCAGCGACGTTCTTTGCCACATCACACTCTCGCAGCCCATACCCAAACGCACCGGGATCTGGATTCCCGTTCGGTGCATGACCCGGATTCAAAAACACACGCATCACGATTCCTCCTTCGCTTTTAACACATCCGCATACGGAATGCGCTCACCGTCACGTTCCAAAAACACATCTTCGGCATTCCCGCCTTTGCTCTGAATGTATCGCTCGACAGCGACATCCACGAATTTCGGCTCAAGTTCCACGCCGTAGCAGATACGGTTCAACTGCTCACAGGCAATCAGTGTCGATGCCGAACCAAGGAATCCGTCGAGAACGATACCATTCGTCTGTGTACACTGCTTGACGAGATACGCGATGAGCGGAACGGGCTTCGAGGACGGATGTCCGCATCCGTCCTTCTTCGAGTCCTTGATGCGATCGAATGCAAAGACAGTGGTCTGCTTCTGATCGCCGTACCACCTATGCCGTCCGTCCTTCCTCCATCCCCAGATGATTGGCTCGTGGATGTATTTCCAGTCCGTCCGTGTGAGGACAAGGCGGTCTTTCTTCCAAACGAGTCCCGCACCAACTTTAAAGCCCGCATCCTCATAAGCGTCATGAAAGATGCGGGCTTTTGCTGTTGCGTAGAAAACGTAGATGGATGCGTCCGTCGCCATCGCCGAGTGAAAGGCGATAAAGGCAGATTTGAGGAACTCGTAGGCGTCCTTGTCATTCAGATCATCGTTCTTGATCTTCCCGGACGTGCTTTCAAGCTGGATCATGTACGGCGGGTCCGTGCAGACAAGGTTGACTTTCTCACTGCCGAGCAGCCGCTCATATGTCTCCGGCAGTGTGGAATCGCCACAGATAACACGGTGCTTGCCGAGATGCCACACATCACCCGACCGAGCGACACAAGGCTTTGCGAGTTCTGCATCCACGTCGAAGTCATCTTCCTGCGCATCACCGTCATCCAGTGAGAGCAGGTCGGCAATCTCGGCTTCGTCGAAGCCTGTGAGTGAGATGTCGTAGTCCATCCCCTGCAGGGCTTCCATCTCAACGCGCAGCATATCTTCATCCCAGCCCGCGTCAAGTGCGAAGCGGTTGTCTGCGAGGATGTACGCTTTCTTCTGAGCCTCGGTCAGATGATCGACAAAGACACAGGGAACGCTCTCTATCCCCTCCGCCCGCGCTGCCGCAACACGTCCGTGTCCTGCGAGAATGCCATAGTCCTTGTCGATGATGACGGGACTGACGAATCCGAACTCGCGTAGACTTCCGCGCAGCTTGTTGATCTGTTCGGGCGAGTGCGTCCGTGCATTGTTGGCATACGGGACGAGCTTGCTGATTGGAACTAGCTTCATCTCCGATGTTGTTTTATTCAAATGACTTCCCTCCTTACTTCCTCGAACGCAGAAGCCGTTCCATCCGATCCTCCTGCGGAGAACCGACGAATGTGGTGGTGCAGTTCTGCTTTACGATGTCGAATATCTCATACCAGAGCAGATTGGACTGCTTCTGGAATGCCTGCCCCATCTGGACAAAGGGGCTTGCAATCGCCCCTCCTGTGGTCGGATGCTTGCCGATGAGCCCGTATTGACTCATTGCCTCCTCGCACTGGATGAAGCGGGCAAATGCCTGCGCGTAGCTTTCAATGAGCCGTGGATTCACGAGCCGCTCACAGCCGCGCTCTTTCAGCCACAGCCATGTCTCACGGAAAATCTCATCTGCACCGAGCGGCTTGCCGTTGCGCTGCCGTGCCGACAGGAACTCACTCGGGGTTGGCATTTCCTCGCCGTAGAGATCGGCGACATCCACAAGGTCTGTTCCATCCAGTTCTGTCATTGGAAACTCCATGATGTGCGCGGTGCGCCCGCCCGCAATCTTGTCTGCCAGTGCTTCGGGTTTGTCTCCCGCCCGGATGCGCCGTCCTCCGCGATTTGTTCCGTCACGCGCCATCTTCTCGCCCCCTTCCTTTAATACCCCGTTTGAACTGACGTTTTTGTGCGTGCGCCCCCTCCCCGGTCCAGTAACGGCGCGGTTTTAGAGATTTAACCGCGCCCTAGGGGGAATAAAAAGTATTGCATTTGCTTCACTTTCGCGTTACAATAAACAAAAGGAGGTTATGCATCATGTCCAAGACCGCAACAATCAATATGCGCATCGAACCGACAATCAAAGCGCAAGCTGAAACCGTTTTTTCCAGTTTCGGTATCTCCGTGACCGACGCCATTAACATCTTCCTGCACGCATCCATCATGGAGGGAGGCTTTCCCTTCCAACCGAAACAGCCCCGTTATAATAGGGAAACACTTCTTGCCATGCAGGAAGCACGCGACATCATGGATGGTAAAATTGAGCCGAAGCGTTATCCGTCGCTGTCCGCACTGATGGATGATCTGGATGCGGAGGATGCCCATGCTTGATCTCGTCACCACCACGCAGTTCCGCAAGGATTTAAAGAAGCTGCGCAAACGTGGGGCAGATATACAAAAGCTGGATGATGTTCTGAAAATGCTCTGCGCGGAAAAACAACTGCCCGAAAGGTATCGGGATCACGCACTCGTTGGTGATTACATTGGTTTTCGCGAATGCCACATCATGCCGGACTGGCTACTCCTATATGCCATCGACAAAGGAAAACTGATTCTGACCGCTTCCCGCACGGGTTCACATAGCGATCTCTTCTAGCCGATTCATTGGAGTCGGCTTTTTATTTTGGTGCTTTCCGTTGATGAATCCGCTCATGACAAGACACGCAGAGCGACATCAAATTGCTCTCATCGTGCGTGCCGCCGTCGGCGAGAGGTCGAATATGATGCACAAGCGTCGCGAGAACGTATCTGCCTCGCTCCTTGCAACACTCACACAGCGGATGCGCTGACAAGTGACGGTCGCGAATCCTGCGCCATGCACTGCCGTATCTCTCGTGCTGATCGTACCCACGCGTGAAGTGGTCATAGTGCCGCTGCATCGTTTTCTCGTGCTCCTCGCAATAACAGCTTTTTCGATCTGTAAGATTCGGGCATCCTGTCATGCGGCAGGGGCGCTTCGGCTTTCTCGGCATCGCGCACCTCCTCGATGGCATGAAAAAAGCCCTCGCAGAGAATTGCTTCTCCGAGAAGGCTGATTCCATATCCTATTCTTGCTGAGTATATCATATCACTGTCAAGGTAGTGACATCAAGACGACATCGACTGCCATTTAGTGACATTTAGTTACATCGGAGAAATATTTTTCAGTCCCTCGCCATGGAGCCGATAGATTTGACGCAGCCCCAGTTTCATTTTCGATGCAATCTCTGCCCACGAGTGATAGTTCATGTAGCGGAGATACAGCACACGTCGCGCATCCCTGTCCTCTACCTGCTGCACCCTTTCGTAAATCTCAGAGCGTAGATCAACAAGACGGTCAATCTCACGGTCGATCTTCTCTTCTCGGTCGATGATTTTCGCGATGGTATCGGAAAGCTGCGATGTGTTCCTCGTTGCATTGCCCGGCATTCCAGTAATGACCGCCGTGGTCTTTTCTGCCATGCTGCGGAGAACTGCGACCTCCTCCAACATACTCTGGATTTCATTGTCAATGTTCCATGCCTGACTGAGATACTCTTTTGCTGTCACACAAACTCCCCCTCTAACTGTTGCAGAAGCCATTCTCCGTTTATACTCGTCAACTGACCAAACCATGCGGAACGAAAGAACCGCTCCGTGTCGCTGCGCATCGCCATCGCCTCGACATTCTCCACCGCTTTGCGAAGAACCGTCCGCGCCCACCGATAATCCTTTGCCGCCTGTTCGATGATTGCATTGGCAAGAACCTCACAGTTCATCATGGGAAGCCACCTCCAGATTCGCTTTGACAGCATCGATCAGAGCCGTCTGGATCTTGTCTTTCCGTTCAAGAGCTTGCATAACATTCTCATCCATCGTCCCTGCCGTGATGATATGGTGAATGACCACGGTCCCTGTCTGCCCCTGCCGATAGAGACGCGCATTGGTCTGTTGGTAGAGTTCCAAACTCCACGTCAGACCAAACCAGATGAGCGTCGAACCGCCGAACTGAAGGTTGAGTCCATGTCCCGCACTCGCTGGATGAATCACGGCGATTGGGATTTTGCCCGTATTCCAGTCCGCAATATCTGCACTCGACCGAATCTCTCGAACAGGAATCCGCGCCTTGATCCTCTCAAGATCATGCCGATACCAGTACGCAACGAGTACGGGCTTTCCATTCGCACTCTCGACAAGATCTTCGAGTGCATCCAGTTTGCGGTCATGCAGGTGGACGGATTTCCCGTCCTCCGTATAGACGGCTCCGTTTGCCATCTGGAGGAGTTTCCCGGAAAGTGCCGCCGCACTGACGGCATCAACCTCCGTACCACCAAGGGCAACCACCATGTCCCGCTTCATCCGGTCATAGAGTTCCCGCTCACGCTCATCCATAGCAACACATACGCTATTTGAGATGAGCTGCGGCATTTTGAGATAATCCTTGGAACGCATGGAGATGGTGATGTCCTCAATTCGTCGGTAAATTTCATCCTCCGCGCCCTCGCGGGGCTTGTAGCTGAACACCATCTGTTGATTCCGTTTGTCGGGAAGGAAGAAGTCATTGCGGTAATGGGAGATGAATTTGCCGAGCCGTTTGCCCATATCCAGAAGACGAAACTGTGCCCAGAGATCCATGAGTCCATTTGCCGACGGTGTTCCCGTCAGCCCCACAATTCGCTTGACCGAGGGACGCAGCTTCAGGAGAGAGCGGAATCTTTTTGCCTGATGAGATTTGAACGATGAGAGTTCATCTATGACGATCATATCAAAATCCAACACTGCGCCGCTCTCCTCAATCAGCCACTTTACATTTTCTCGGTTGATAATATACACATCCGCATGCTGCATGAGTGCCGCCGTCCGCTCCCTCGGTGTTCCCATAACCACAGAGGCGCGGATGTTTTTCGTGTGCTCCCACTTTATGATCTCCGACGGCCATGTATCTCGCGCCACACGCAGCGGAGCGATAACGAGCACCTTGCCGATCTCAAAGAAGTCATGCAGGAGTTCCTCGATTGCCGTAAGCGTGACGACTGTCTTCCCAAGCCCACAATCCAAGAAAATCGCGGCTTCCTTGTGATGCAGGATAAAATCCTTGGCGTATGTCTGGTAAAAATGCGGTTCATAGCGCATTGATAATTCCTCCGATCTCTTCTTTCCCATCGACCACATAGACCTTGAATCCGAGCGCACGCAGTTGCTCGATACGCCACACCTGCAAGGGGCGCGGCTTCCTGCCCGGAGCCTTAAGTTCCATAAAGCACATCTTGCCGCCCGGCATGAGCACAAGTCGATCCGGTACACCTGCACATCCCGGAGATATGAACTTCAGTGCAAGCCCGCCGTGCGATTTTATGACCATTGTGGTGTATCTTTCCAAATCACGCTCTCGCATTGATATTCCTCACTTTCAAGGCATGAAGTGATGGTAGTGATGGTTGCCGCCTATATCTTTATATATATAAATATTTTTATTTTTTCTTTCTTCCTAAGTTTTCTTTTTTCCCTATATATAAAAGATAAAAGAACTGTCACTACTATCACTCATGTTCCGTAATCCCAATAATGACAAGGGGTTGAGCCGGTGACAGTTCTTTGCTTTTACTGCCACCGAACGCTCACTGCTGTCACAAAAAATCTTCTTCCGATCCGTTGTAGGGCACTGTGTATTCGCGGACAGCGTCCTCATTCAGAATCAAATCCTTATACACGCTGCCGTAACTCCGGCGTATGGTCATTGAGCTGAAATCCGTCTTGTAATACCGAGCCAGTGTGGTTCTGAACTCCCGTGCGGTCTTGGCAAAGCCATTGTTGTTGTCCCTGCACCATGCCTGATAGATGCGGTAGACCTTGCCCGTTGTGACCTCGCTGCATTTTGCTCCCTCGGGACGTTTCATCATGCACTCTGCATGGAAGGCAAGCACGGAGTTGTTCTCGACCATGTATTCCTCTCTTGCCGACAGAACCGACTGCGGCTCTGTGAACCGGTAGCCGTTTTGGATGACCGCACGCAGCGCATGGACGGCTTTGCGGACGATCCCGTCACGCTCGGCATAGAGCTTTTCTCCGAGAAGCCTGTCCTGCTTGTCGATGGGAATGGCATTTTTGCAATGTACCTGCATGATACGGTCATGCACCCACTGCCCGTCATCGCCGCCGAACCTCGGCAGCTGATTCATGCAGAACCAGAACAGTCCGTTGAAAGTGAACTCGAATCCGTTCTGCCCCTTGAACTCTGCGAAGATGCTGTCCCCGCCCGTGCATTTCTTGAAGGTCTTAAGTTCATCCACAGTGATGAAGCTCATGTCGGAACTGCCCGCAAGGCGCATTCCGTAAATCAGCCCCGTGCCGAACCGTGCCTCGATCTCACGAAGGTCAATGCCGACGTAGTTCCCTCTGCCGAGCAGCTGCTCCACGAGACATTTGAGACGGGATTTCCCCGTATCCCCCGCTCCGTACATAAAGAGAGCCTTCTTCATACGCCATCCTTTGACGTTGGACAGACACGCACCGATGAACTCAAGCAACAGTCGCTCAATCTCGGTGTCGCCATCTGTGAGTGTCTGCATGAATGCATCGAACACAGGTGTCGCAATCTCTTCACACGCCCACTCGCACGGAATCTGTATGGTGGATAACAGGTCGGAAGCATGTTCGGTCAGTTCCATCGTGGAGAGATGAAGGATTCCGTTTTGGAAGTTGATGATGTCCTCATCTGCATTGAGGTCGGAGTCCTTGATATAGTTCAGATCCGTTGTGAGGATGCGAAACGTCTCATCCACCTTTCGCATCTCAATCATCTCTGAATCGTAGGATGCAATGCAGTTTTTGATGAGACCTTTCAGCATATCGTCGGCATAGAGTCGGTATACACCGCCCTCGTAGACATAACGCAGCACGCCATGCCGCGCACTGTCGCGAACAAAGATGTAGTGCAGGTTCTGCCGAATGTAATCTGCAAGTGCCGGACAGCTGATGACGGGATTTCCCTTTGCGTTGAAGTGAATGAAGTCCGGATGCTCCATCGCTGCTGCATGGAACACGCCATGACACGCTTCCACGCCCGTACGGATGGTCGCTGCCTTGTAGTCCTCGCGCTCCCACTTACGGCGGTAAAGCGCGGACTGGCGAAAGACAGCATCGATCAGGGCTGGATCGTCACCTGTACGAAAGGCAATCAGGGCACAGAGGGCGGCATCTGCTTCCGAAGCACTGCCATACTCCGAGATGTCGCCACGGTCAAAGAGCCGCGCAAACTTCCCACCATTCTTCGCTTTTCGCAAAGAACAAACAATGTCGAAGATGGCACGGTCGCCGTCCTCATTTGGACGGTAGTTCACAGGCTGCTTGCGCAGCATATCCTTCCTGAGTGTGGTAAGTACGGCTTCTGTCCCATCGTTAAGAGGTGCATCGTGGAATACATCACCCATGAATACCGCAAAACGGTTGGTCAGCCCTCCAACGTAGAGTTCCATTTTGTTGTGCGGATTTTTGACGTAGAATTTCGGATCGAGTTTTTCCTTACCGTCCTTGTCCTTTGTTTTCGGGATGCGGTCATAATCACAGCATCCATAGATGTGGATTCCATTTCCACTGATGGACTTCTCGGCGTAGGTGTCATGTCTGCGGATCTGCAGCTGCACCATCGCATCCGCTTCGTCCCTGTGGTCAATGTCCAAGAAATACATTCCCTTCGGGATAATGAAGCCGACACCGCTGTAGGACGATGCCTCTGCCGCATGCCGGGCTTCCTCGAACGTCACCCAACTTGCCCGAAATGCATGATTCGATCCCGTGATACCGCCGTCTGCGGCACAGGGCTTCTTCGTGGACTTTCCATCCTTTTGGACATACTTCCAACAGACCCAGATTTTCTCTTTCTTGAGTTCGTCGACGGTCATCCCCATACGACCTCCTCGCATTTCGTGTTGAAATACCGTATCGGGATGCAAAGAGAACGCGCCTTGGCGATCTCTTCCTCCATCCCTTCGGTGATTTCCGTACCGAATGCCCAGAGTTCCCTGCACTTGCGCAGGAGAACAAAATTCATGTGAATCGCAAGAGCGCGATCCTGCTCCTCGGACATGAACTGTGGGAACAGCAGATGAGGTGCCAGAGGAATACACCCACGCCGAACGGCAAAGCGGCAATACTCCCGCGCCCGCATGATATTGACACGCAGATTGTTACGGTATGCCGAACATATGTAGATGATCGGGAAAGCGGCGTTCATCTCCCTCTCGAGAGTCCTCATTGCCGCCCCCGCCGTCGGATCCGGATAGTGAGATTCGTTGAAATGCTGCATAAATTTCTCCTTTTTAATCACGGGGAAATCACATGCCCTTTTCATAAGAGTGCAGACAGAAAAAGGGGAAGTGGTCACCATTTCTTAAAAGTTTTTTCAATCAAATTTATTTTGATAAATACATATGCTTCGGATTCCTTCATAGATGTTTGCAGGAAAACTTGTTTGTACACGCGAATATTAAAACGAATAAAGGAGGAGGCAGATGGTACGACCTATTGTCAAAGATGCCATGTTTCTAGGGCAGCCCTCGGAGGAAGCGGCAAAATCCGATCTCTCCATTGCAAACGACCTGATCGACACACTCAAAGCTCACGTCGGACATTGCGTCGGACTTGCTGCCAACATGATCGGAGAGAAGAAGCGCATCATCGCTGTATGCGTTGGAAAATCTCATCTTGTTATGCTGAATCCGGAGATTGTAAAATCGTCCACGGAACAATATGAAGCAGAGGAAGGATGCCTGTCCCTCCCTGGACAGAGAAAAACGCTGCGGCATGAATGGGTTGAAGTCGTATACCGTGATATAAAGTTCCGCAAACAGAAAAACAAGTTCTCAGGATTTACGGCACAGATTATTCAACATGAGATTGACCACTGCAATGGCGTCTTGATATGAAAACCTCGGGCTGCGTTTATGGTAGTCCGAGGTTTTAAGCTTCATTGATACTTTATTGACTTTTTTGCTTGTTTATATATATAATACAAGCAAAAAAGTTTATAGGAGGTGGTTCACATGACGCAGCAAACGACTATTATGAACCTCATCCATCAAAATAACGGCATGCTGACAACAGCGAAAGCTGTGTCTTTCGGCATGTCCCGCAGTATGTTGGCACATCTCGTCAAACAAGGACAGTTGCTCCGTCCCACTCGCGGGCTATACACGCTGCCCGAGATATGGGAGGATGAGTTTCTCAATCTGCAAACACGATTCAAACGTGGCATCTTTTCACACGAAACAGCACTCTTTCTCTGGGATCTGACGGATCGAACGCCGATCGCCTACCATATGACCTTCCCAACGAACTACAATCTGGCGAATCCGAAAAAGGAAGGCGTTCGCTGCGCACAGGTGAAGCCGGAGTGGTATGCACTCGGTATAGCAGAGATAAAATCTCCTGCCGGCAATTCGGTGCACTGCTACTCGATAGAACGGACACTCTGCGACATTCTGCGCCCACACCACGCTGCTGATATTCAGATCACCGCAGAGGCGTTCAAACGCTACATGGACAGTCCGCAAAAAAACATTCCTCTGCTCTCCGAGTATGCGCAGCGTCTCGGCGTAGAGAAAAAAATACGGACGTATTTGGAGGTCCTGCTGTGAAGAATGCCATGCAATTAAAAGCGGCCATCAGCAAAATGGCAAAGGACAAGCACATTCCTGCCCAGCTTGTGATGCAAAATTATATGTTGGAACGCCTGTTGGAGCGCATCTCTCGTTCAAAATATCAAGGGAACTTCATCCTCAAAGGCGGACTGTTGATCGCCTCCATGGTTGGTCTTCATTCGCGTGCCACAATGGATATGGACGCCACCATCCGAAATCATCCCGTGAACGAAAACAGCATAAAAACAATGTTCGAGGAGATCGTCTCCATCCCCATCGACGATGATATAAGCTTCAGCTTCCAAGGTGTAGGAAAAATCCGAAAAAACGATGCCTACGGTGGATACCGCATCTCACTGACCGCAAACTTTCCCCCTATGAGAGTTCCACTGAAACTGGACATTACAACCGGCGATAAGATCACCCCTGAAGCAATCGAATACAACTATCCGATGATGTTCAGCGACGATACGTTGGAGATTTTTGCGTACAATCTTGAGACGATTCTCGCCGAAAAATTGGAGACGGTAATCTCTCGCAGCGACCAAAACACACGTCCAAGAGACTACTACGATATTTTCATTCTCAGCAAGCTGAAAGAAAATGAGATAGACCGTGATATTTTGCGTAAAGCATTGTCCGAAACTGCCCAAAAGCGCCATTCCGGTGACCTAATCCCGCAGTATCACAGTATCATGGGGCAGATTGTAAAGAGCAGTGCAATGCAGCAACACTGGAAAACATATCAGCGCGATTATGAATATGCGAGAGAAGTCGAATTTTCCTCGGCCTGCGAAACCATTATCAAGATTATGGACTCAATTCGTTGAACTGAAAAGCAAGCGGCATCTGTCAGTCAGGCAGATACCGCTTTTTCAGTCCTTCCGATAGAACTCACACGCATACCCGTCCGCCTTGAGCGGCAGGTCCTTCGACCACGGAGGGCTCTCGGCCATGACAGAACATATTTCCTCGACCGAGGAGACTCCATGCGGCACTTCGAGCACGATTTCATCATGAACGTGCATCACGATGTCAAATCCCCTGTTTCGCAACTGTTTCATTGCAAAGACAAGCAGATCTCGTGCCGTCGCCTGTGTGATATTCTCAACAAGTTTCCCGCCGAAGGTTTCAATCCGCTCCCACTTCTTCGTCATACCGAGACCTTCATAGGCGACAGATTCCCCTCCGAATCGATTCTCTCCGATGCGCGGCTTCACATACGCGAGTTCTCTGCCGCTCGGCAATCGTATAAACAAAACGCCGCTCTTATACGCACAACGAATGCCATGTGTTTCTACTTCAACGCGCCGTTTCACACAGGTCTTGACGGCACGATCCACATCCCACCAGAATTGCACGATATGTGGATTCGATGCACGCCACAAATCCACGAGCGGTTGAAGTTCCTCCTCCTTCATGCCGGACTCGACCGCGCCCATCGCAATAAGAGCACCGACGGAGCCGCCGTATCCACAACTCAAAACCGCCTGCTTTCCTTTCTGGCGCAGATCTGCATTCTCGCCATGCTTTTCGACCTTGCAGTGAAACATCCGAGATGCCGTTTCGCAGTAAATATCTCCGTTCTTTTGAAACACATCAAGTACCCACCGCTCCCCCGCAAGCCATGCGAGGACTCTTGCTTCGATGGCAGCGTAGTCGGCGACAATGAAGCGGCAACCGGACCGTGGAACAAATGAGGTACGAATAAGCTGAGAGAGCACATCCGAGGTGCTGTCATAGAGCATATCCAGAAGGTCGAAGTCACCGTTTTTGACAAGGGTGCGAACCTCCTTCAGTTGCGCGAGATGGTTTTGGGGCAGATTCTGTAACTGAATGAGCCGCCCTGCGAAGCGCCCCGTTCTGTTTGCACCGTAGAATTGGAACAATCCACGCGCACGGTGATCCGCTCCCGTGACTGCTTCCATCGCCATATATTTCTTTACACTCGTCTTGGCAAGCCGCTGCCGAAGTTCCAATACCTCCCGCACGTCTCCCACGGCTGTTTTGAGCATTTTGCTCACTTCACTTTTTGCAAGAGATTCCACAGAGAGTCCTTTCCCGCGCAGCCAGTCCATAAGCTGCAGCGGAGAGTTCGGATTTGCAAGACCAGTGAGATTCTGCGCCCGCTCAAGACAAATTACCTTGCTGCGCTCATCGCAACGAATCGCCTGTGAGACAAATGTGGTATCTACCGAAATTCCACGGTCATTGATTTCTTGGTCGATGACGTAGTTCTCCCACTCACTCTCCGATACGGGAAATTTCTGCAGCCGTGCTTGAATTTCCATCTCCGTTTCCACATCCCGTTTGTTGTATGCCTTAAACAGTTCCCACTTTTCCGAGGCATCCTCAGGAAGATTACGTGTCCTGCCGCCGTTGCTCTTGGTCGCCTTGCACGGAACACAGAAATACCGTATGAGGTCTTTCCCCTCTTCCAATTTCTGTCGATCAAGACGCAGTACCGCCCCTACGTCTTTCAGAGATAACGGGAGTCCGAGCGTTGCCGCCCAAATCATGGAGCAACGCCATGCGTTCGGTTTCAGGTGAATGCCCAGATGGCGAGATAGACATACGCGCTCAAACATTGCGTTGAATGCCCATTTTGTGACAGTCTCATCCGTCAGTACTGCAAGAATCTCTTTTGGGATTTCTTCCCCATTCGCCAGATCCACAACCTGCACTTCTCCTCCATCCACAGAATATCCGAACAGCAGGATTTCAAAGTCCTCTGCCTCCGCATATTTATATACGCCCGCCTTTGCAAGCGGGACGCTTGAAAATGTCTCAATATCGATACTGATTGACTTCATATCTGTTCTCCCATAAAAACAGGCGACGGCTTACGCCGCCGCCCATTCCTGCAAATTCCGCTTGGTTAGCTGAGAAAGTCCTCGTCCGCATCGTCAAGGTTCCGGAAATCCGATGCTGCCGTTGTACGCCCGCCGAGTGGTTCGCCGTCCGCAACTTTCTGGATGTTTCCGAGACCGCAAGCAATGCCTTTGTTCCCATTGCTGTTGAACGCATAGAGCGTAATGCTTACATGGGCATAGCATCCGGAGTAGACCTCGTCACGATCCAGAATCGGCTGTACCTTCGAATCGACAATCTGCGGAGCCGTCCGTGAATTTGCGTTGATGAAGTATGCATCCTTGTAGTTCTCGTCATCGGGACGCTCCACATCGCCGTCGCGCAGCGGCAGCTTGATCGCTCCCTTGTTCGGCTTCTTCCCGCCGAACTTACCGATGCCCACTTCGATGGCGGCCTCCACCGCTGCATTGATATCCTTGACGGTCTTGGTATCCGACTTTGGAATGATGAGGCTGACGGAGTATTTCTCCTCGCCTCCGTTGATGGATACCGGCTCCCATACATGTGCGTAAGAGAGACGAACCTTGCCCGTGATAACCTTCGTGTTCTTGTTCTTCGTTGCCATTTTAGTTTTCCTCCATAATAGTTTTGAATTCGGACCGGACATTATCTGTGTGAATCGCCGGACGCTTGTCCGAAAGAGGAACGAGCGCCGGCTTGCCGAGCGGCTTTTCAATAAGACCGCCAAGTGTTTTTGCAAACATTTCTTTTCCCATGAGTTTCTCCATTTGCGTCAGTGGAATGAGTTTCTTATCGAAGATGTCCGTATAACCTGCCGCTTTTGCCTCCCTTGCAACGGCATCTTCATCTTTGTACTTTCGGACGGAGCGGCCTTCCACCACTTTGAAGCCTTTCCAAGCCTTACCGTGATTGACGGCAGCATCCGTTGCGTAGACGAGAATTGCATTCGCCCACTTGATTAGGTCAGGAATCTCGCTGAGAACTTCCTCGATCTCTTCGTCCGTAATGAGCGGAGGGAGTCTGAACTCTTCCCTCGCAAGGCGAAGTTTCTCTTCCGAACGCGCCCTGCAGCGGACAGCGGCACGGCAGAACGTACACCATTCTCCCGCACAGAACGCGCCCTCGCCCGCATAAGCGAGACGTGCTTTCTCCACAAGATCATCCCTCGCCCAACGGAGGAGGTCTTCTTTTGTGAGTGACCATGTGCACACATTTTCTCTGCGGGGTTGGAAGATGCTCATGGAGATCGTTTGGATGTCGTAGATCCCGTCGAGAAGATGCAGTGCACCAAGCGCGTAGAGCATCATCTGCGGATTGTGCTCCGCCTCCACAAGCACGCCCATGCCATACTTGAAGTCAATGACATGGAGCATATCCCCGCCGACAATGATGCAGTCCGCCGTCCCGAATGCTTCCGGGACATAGCGTGTGAGATCGAGCCACTGCTCAACCAGCACCATCGGGGACGGGATGTCTCCCATCTGCTCCTGCACGAATGAAACATACGCATCGGAACAGCGGTCCATCTCATCGTCCTCGAAATCCGAGTGCGGTCGTTTGCTGCGCAGTTTTAGAAACTTACGCAGCTTGTGCTCACAGAGCGCATGCGCCGCTGTCCCTTCAGCGGCGGCTTCGCTCGACGAAGATGGAAACTCGCGCTCAAGGCAAGCAGACGGTGGACAGCGTATCCACCGATGCGCCGCCGACGGTGAGAGCAGTGCGTGCGCCCCCATCAGAGTGCCTCCGCTTCCCGGAGAAGAGCAACGAAGGCATCGGGCGAGATGTCGCTCAGACGCTCCGCTCCATACTTTGTGATAAGATCCTTGACCGCCTCGCGTTTTCCCTCCGTACTCTTACGGATGAGAACAATACGGACATCTTCGAGCCGCACACCTTCGTTTGGTTTTTCAAGCTGCGGGATTGCAGCTTCAAGTGCATCTGCTGCCTCACGCAGCATTTTGGAGATTTCGTTCACATGAATCATATTCATTAGTCCCTTTCATAAACAGAATTTCTTTCGGCAGTTTGGCAATCTGTCTGATTGCCAGAAGATTAGCTGTGAATTTTAACTCACATTCTGCTTTCCCCCTTTCACTAGGGTGCAGACAGAACGGGGCTTAATGGTCACCGTATTTTCAAGTTTTTTTCGGAGCATCACGAAGAGTTTTTCTTTCCTCTTGTGGATGGCCGTCTTTGATCTCCCACCCATAATTCTTGCAATCTCACGTTCCGACACAGCTTCGCCAATTAATTTAAGGAGGAGCTGATCCATCGGAGCAAGTTTATTGACTTCAGTGATGAGTGCTTCAATCAGCAGCCTCTTTATGCAAGTAGTCTCCAGCGACTCTGAAATGAATATTTCTTCTTTCACAACACCAACCCACGATTCTCGGTACACAGGATGTGTACAACTCTCGCAGTTGTGGTCGCACATATTCTTGCGATTCTTGTATATACACGAATACTTTGCTCGACATTCTTGCTGTTGTTCACGTAATACTGAACGTTTATAGAACGTGAAGACCTCGTATGTAGCTAAGACTTTCACGGCCTGTACCCTACGATTACCGATCCGACACCACTCAACTTCATTGCGGGAAATACCATAATCACGAATTGTCTCAGCAGTGACTTCCATTAAAATAAATTCTTTCATCGTCGTATCCTTTCTGACAAGACAAGGTCAGCGGGATACAACGAAGGCCGATGCACTTGAGGTACACCGGCCGCAATTACCTAAAAATGGACATAGCGGTAAACGGTGGGACATCGAAGTGCCGTATTCATTGCATTTTTTTGCAATGTGGTCTTCGTATGTTCCCGCCGCCTTTAATGGCCATCTCAAGGCTTTGAGGTTTTAAACTGAATCACTTGATATAAGAATTTACGACCTCATTATTCTCTCCTCCTCAAAAAGACTTCCCCTCTCCTACCTTAATTACAATTGAAGGCCGCGAGTTTTTGACAAATAAAAAACCGCCGGAGTTATCCATTTAGCCTTATGGCTGAATCAGATAACTCCGGCGGTTAGCTCCACGTTATTTACGGGGCATGTTGCGGTAGCTTCATGTTTCGTGGTTTCAATTTATTCACTTGGTAAACGACATCTTCCCAAAGGATTTTGACATACCGATTTGTTTTCTGATCCTTGCGAACCAGATAAATTTGCGCATCCTCTTCAAGGATTGCATCGCAGAAGCGTGGAGGATTGGCACAGTCGCTGCATAGGCTACGAATTTGTATCTTCATACACTAGGAACCTCCTCAAAAGGGGATATCATCTTCGTCGAACACTGGGGGATCATCTTCCAAGTCATTCTGCATGAATGCATCAATCACATACTGTAAGTTCTTATCAATTTTGGGATGTCTCATATTTTCACTGACGGTCGTATATAGACCATCAATAAGGCTGGAAATTGTAACTTCTCCCTTGTTGTCGCAAAGAAACTGAGCTTCCGCTTTCGGCGGAGTCATCCAAATTTCTATCGCAAAGGTATCAGGATCCGAAATAGATGAGTACACTTTAAAAATATTCATCAAATGCAAAAGTGTACCGTTCTTCATTCGTAAGGAATAACAATCCTTATGTATCCCCGTCTGGTAATCAAAATTATGTGACGCAAAGACAACCTGTGTAACTTCTTCGATCGAGCCATCATAATCATTGGGCGCATCGTATGTACGCAATTTGAATAGTGGATGCCCAGTATCACCATATTCATCGGCCTGTATCCGATTTAACTCTACCTTCGGTTCCCGAATCCAATTAAGGCTATCTGCGACGGTATCACTATTGAGCTTGCCCAAGAACGACATAAGATACTTCTCGGTCGGCGTAGCATTTGTCAAATCTGCCCGCAGTAAAGTGTCGACATTGATCTGCAGCAACTCTGCGATCTTCATTACAAACTCGACCCCCGGCTTTGACTTTTCGTCCTTGCTGGCACGAGAAATATATCCGGTACTAACTCCTGCACTGTTCTCAATCTCACCTATTTTTAGATCATACTTCTTTATCAAATAGGAGATATTATCAAAAAACAAGGTTCTATCGAAATCTGTTGGCATTTTTGTCACCTCTTTCAATTATGATCTCATTTTATCAAACATTTATGCATTCGTCAATCGTTTTATTACTTTTATATTTTCATCAATAATCTTTGTTTCATGATTAACTCTACAATATTTTCTATATTATCACCCAAGATGCTCATATAAGTAATATCCCTACTTATATTCATTAAAAATCTGATGTTATGTCAATAAAGTTAACATTTTTTCTTCAGCTTTACGACATAAATCAGTCAACATGAAATGGAGCACCGCAACGGAGTTCTTATGTAAAAACCTCGGACTGCATGCTCTCAGTCCGAGGTTTTTGATTCTAAAATATTCTTAGCCGATCTTCGCCGCAAGCACATCTGCCTCGCGTACCGATGTCACTATGCCGAGATACGTCAATCCGTAGAGATCAGCAAAAGGGCGCATTGTGTATTCGCCCGCCTCCAGCATCCACTTCTCAGGTGCTGCACCTTGGAAAAGGAAGGCAATCTGCCCGTGAAGACTCCCCGCCTCGACAGGACCGTAGAATCGATCCAGCAGATTGCGCACAGCGCCACAGATATTGTGCCAATAAAGCGGCGAACCGATGACGATAAAATCCGCCGCCCGCACTTTTTCAAGCACCTCAGAGAATTGATCGCCTGGCAGCTCCTGTCCATAAACATTGATCCGATAGTCCGTAAGATTCAGCGTCTCATAGGTGTGCCCTTGCAGAAACCTCGCTGCAAGAGCTGCCGTATTTCCGTCTCTGTTCGGACTGCCGTTGATAAACAGAATATTCAT